CATCTTCAACGAACTCTTTCATGTCTTCGGTGCTAATTTTATCCAAAGAATCACTCATAGAATGACATCGATATAATATACTAAAGTCCATTTCCACATCACCGTACATCACCATATCCGCTTTTCTTTTTGGTAATTTAAATCTTCTTTTACCCACTGGTGGCTCTTTTGATCCTCCTATGTAAGAATATTTTCGAAATAATTCCATAGATCCCCAATCATCATCCTCTTCATCCAAAAATTCTTCCGGTTCTGGCTCTTTTACAAGTGGTGGTAGTGGATTAATTACCACCGAATCAATTTTATGTCTTCTAAAAGTAACAGCATCATTGAATGGTGTTCTACAAACAGGAGCTAACGGAAATAATTTTTTAATTCTATCAGAAAGTGGACCTGGATAGTCCCCAATAAAGAAATATTTTCCACCTCTTCCAGTAAGTTCAAGATTCAAGACAAATTCAATATTTCCAAAATCTCCTTTTTTTATTCTTTGTGCAGCATGTTCTGATCCAATTCCACCAGTTTCTTCTCCATCTAGAAGAATTACATTAATTTCCGGCAATGCTTTTTTAATAGCGATGCAGTTAATTACAGAACAACTGTTGTCATTTGCATTATCTGAAGCTGGGTTCACTATATCATGATGTGCTACTACCATTCTATTGGAGGAACCCCTCATAACAATATTAAAGAAATTATTAGGTTGTGTTGAAACAGATCCGTGTAGTAAATTATTTACTAATCTACCACCAGTGCTAGACTCTCTTTGGAAAATATCCAACTCATATTTAATGCCTTGTTCACCCAAAAAATTCATTAACCACTGCACTCTTGGTGTTGGGTTTGCTCCATTTTGATAACAACCACCTTTATTTTTTACTTTACAAAATTCGTGTATTTTTTCGTACATATCTTATATATTAAATATTATTTTAGAATATTTTTAACCAATTCTTTTGATTTCTTATACCTCTCGTCAAATGTCCCACCAACTTCCACAAAATTACAATTTCTTTTAACTAATTGCTCTTTTATCATTTCATAATGATGTCCTCTTTCTTCTAAAAAATTTCTGGTACCATCTTGAATAGCTTCACAATCTGGACTCAATAAAATATATAGATCATATTTTTTACCATCTTTTAATTTTTTATCAAAATAATCAAAGACTTTGGAATATTTATCAGGGTAGTATAGTTGCGCAAATATATCAGTAGTAATATCTTCTGTATCACAAATAATAACTCTTTTAGAATTTTTTATAAGCCAGTCTTCTAAATCTTGTCTACCATCAGCAATTGGAATAAAATCATCAATTCCTACTTTATTCCCATTGTGTTCATAAACAAATCTACCATACTCAACCACAAAATTAGTTTGAAAATAATTAGCCAAGTTTTTTGTTAAAGTAGATTTTCCAACTGATTCTGGACCAACAATAGCAATTCTTTTTATGAAATAGGGTTTTACTACATCTGGAATATAATCCCAGTGTAGAAATGGATTTTCTCTAACCTTTGTTCCACTTACATTATACATTTTTCGGTCAATATCTACTAAATGGTGTTTGATTCCTAAATGTCTTGAAAAAGGAGCACCATATTCTTCAGATGTAAATAAACAATCCAAATCTTCTGGTGTGTATCTTTTCACGACATTTGCCCAAAGATTCCAAAAACTAACTTTATTATCTTCCTCAGGATATTGTGGAAGTTCTTCTGAACAATGTACGACATTAACTCTTAGTTCTTTTTTAAATATTTCTTTGACCCATTTAAATCTTAAATCACCAGGAATTGGTTCAGAATCTATCGAACAAACAAGAACCGTTACCTTTTCACAATTTTTTAGAGCAGTATTAATTAGATATAAATGACCCTTTGTTGGAGGCATTATTTTTCCAAATACCAACCCAGATTTATATGTATATTTTCCCATTATTCTAAAATTTGATCTAATTTAATATCTCTTTCTTCTTGTAAATCAATAAAGTACTTATTAAAAAAATTTTTGCCTGCGTTTTTTAACCATTCACCTCGTATTGAATAAATAACCGTGTATGCCACATGATTTTTCCTAGCTGGCACTTTGCTATATAAATATATATCATTACATATAATAGAATAGTCTGTGCCAGCATCGCGCCATGAATATGATAAAAGACATCTACAAGATCCATTGTATTCCATTATTCTAAAATTTGATCTAATTTAATATCTCTTTCTTCCTGTAAATCAATAAAATGGTTTTCAAAATGCTTCATTGGTAAATTTTGAATAAATTCACTACCAACAAAAAAGCTGACATACTCATTATGAATTCCATAATACTTTTTATACATGTATATCCCATTCTTTTTAAAGGATGTTGTCGGAACAATAAGACACTTACAAGAACCGGTCATTTCTTCAAAGAATCTCACAATTCTAATATTTTATCTAATTTAATATCCCTAATATCCTCAAAGTTTGGCAAGTAAAAAACCATACATGAATATGTGTGTCCATATTGTGATTGACTACAACTGTGTTCTATTTTAATAATTTGCCGAACATCAAATAAATTTAAAAATGTATTAACCACGCTTTCTAATGATCCGCAACTAGACTCTGAAAAAAACTTTACATGTGAATTCACCATAATATTAATTTTGTAATAAATATCTTAATCCAAATTTAGACACTTTCTTATTCCAAACACTCAAAGGTCTTGCAAAATGTGTTCCAAAAGTAAGTGAGGTGTAACTCACTAAAATTTCATCTGTTTCGGTGTGTTTCTCTAAATGATTTACTCGATATAAACCACCTTTATAGTGTTTATAAATTCTTCCAGGAATTGGATAATTAACTTCTACCGATTCTTCTTTCTTTTCCTCCACATTTAATTTTAGCTTATATTTTTCATTTAATTCAGCTAATTTTCTTTCTAAATTTTTATCCATTTTTAAGTAATTTTTTCCAATTTTGTAAACCAATACATGCCATTATTAAGCAAATTCCATAGACAACACAAGATAGATACAATCCAGTTCTAAAATATAAAATCATAGCAATAATATCTGTTAATATCCAAAAGTGCCAAGATTCTACCTTTCTCTTAGCAGTTAAATATATTCCAACAATAGAAAATGTGGTCACCAAAGCATCTGCTGGTGGATTATTTCCATTTAAATAAATTAGAATAGGAACAAATAGTGCCCAAATAAAGGCACAAATTACATACACACTTAAATAGTCACTTGTTTCCATTTTAGTTATTGGTTTCTCAAATTTTGGTTTCTTCCACATCCACCAAGCCCAAGCGCCTTGTAAGATAAACAAAATCTGTAAAGAAGCATCTGCATAAATATGTTTATCGTAAAAAACCGCAAAATATAAAAGGTTTGACACAATTCCAGTCCACCAACAATGTATATTATTTTTAATGGTTAACCATATACATATTAAAGTAAATAAAACTGCAAATATTTCAATCATCTAATTTCTTTAATCTTTATTGTTGCTTGAAATGCTCCTGGTGTATTATAAAGTCTATTATCTACAACAAACCTTAGCTTATATGGCTTTTCAAATCTAAGTATAAATTTTATTTTAGTATCTCCATCATATCCAAAATCGGTTGAATAAACACAAAGTTTATCACAAAATATCCTTATTCTATCATTTCCGGTATCATTATTACTATTCAATGTTAATGTAACAAAACAATTTTTATAAGCATCTTTTGTTACCCTTTCTTTCACAGAGGAACAACTCGTCTCTTTAACAAGATTATTTATAAATTGATATTCGTTTACGCTACTCCATCCTCCCATATCAATTATTTGAAACGATTTAAGATGTGGTGAAAATGAAGATATATTCAATGTTTTGTGTCTATCTTTAAACTCATAGCAATGAATTGTTTTACATCCTATAAATAATATTATTATTAATATAGATAATAGATATTTCATTTTAATCTAATTTTAGTTTCCAACTATTTTCATCATCTGGTTTATTTACTTGTAAAATAACACTCTTAAAATACTCTCCGAGCTTTTCATTAGCAAATCCTCTAAGCATTCGCAAATTTATATCATCATTATGATTTTTAGTGTATTCGGGAGTCCCATCTGGTGATTCTATAAAATAATCACCAAGTAGGTTTCTAGCTTCTCTTTCTGTAAAATCTATTTCTACATTTACTTTCATTAGTTATGAACTGCTTTTCCAGAACCACCCTTAAAGTCGTAATACCTAGTCATATTACCTTCCTTAATTAATATATTGGTTGGTGTAATATTTAAAAACTCTTTGTCTGATCCAAGTCGAATATATCCTTTATAGTTAAAATCCTCATCATATATCGATGCGTTTCCACTTTCCAAAATAATAACATATTGGTTATTATATCCAAGCAATCTCTTACTAGATCCAAGATAAAAAGATTTAGAAGCACCACTTGATCCAGAAGATGCAACTTTATAAACTCGTATTGAATTTCCTTCACTTTTAACTTCTGCTATTTGTGCCATAGTTATATTTTGTAACAAAGATAATAAAAATATAAACAATATTCTCATTAAAATCTTACTTTTAAAGTTAATGAATAGTTAAACAAAGCTCCAACATAATAAGTTCCTTGTCCACCAGAAACCCCAGCAGGGATATAATATTTTTGATTCGTAATATTATTCAAATTAGTAATCAAACTAACCATTTTATATTTAACACCAACAAATGAACTTAAAATATAATTTTGTTTCGTACTTAAAGTTTCTGTATTATCTAAATACATTTTTGAATTATATTGTCCATTTAAACCAATCATAAAATATTTATATTCATAAGAAACAAAATTATTCATCGTTAAATTTGGTGAAGCATAGGGTGTATTTCCAATACCAGAAGAATCATATACCTGATTATAAGAGGCTCCTAAATTAGTTCCGATAGTAAACCCACTATTTTTGTAGGATGTTTCTAGTTCCAATCCGGTTCTTACTGAATGTGGATAGGTTTTCTTTACCATAATACCAATTTCATTAATATATCCAGTAGATACATATTCATTGGTGAAATACATCATGTAATAATTAGAGGATAAATTAAATCCTTTATATTTAAAATTAGTTCCAATTTCTAGATCGGTCACTTTTTCTGGACTTAAATTAATTAAATCTGTTTTTATATTTGGATTATCATTTCCACCAAACATATCTGATCGTGTTGGTTCTCTGTGTGTATAGGCAACACTCCAATAAACATCTAAATATCTATCTGTGTTGGAATCTATCCATTTTATTCCAATTTTTGGATTAACAAAATTATTAATTAAGTTAGAATTCTGATAGTTAAAATCCACCAAACGATATTGTAGGTCTCCAAATAAATGTACACCATTTCCAATTAAAAAATTTGCCTTCGTGTATAAAATAAAATCTTGTTTTCTTCCAAGATTTGAATATTGTCCTATATAATTCCAATTTTCATCATAGGATGGACCGTGGTGCTCTCTTTGGTAATAATTGTAATTTATTCCAGTATTAATAGTGTGCCCATTAAAAGAATAAACAATATTGGACATCAATCCAGTTTGATAAGACTTTACACCCATCAAACCCCAATTATTTACCGAATAGTTTCCATAAATATTATTAAAATAGACAGAAGAATTAAAAGTTAAATTTTCTTTTGAAAAATTAACCCAGTTTAAAGCAATAAAATGTTGGGAAAAAGTGTCCTTTTCAGATGAAATATTATTATTTACTCGATAATTGGTATCAATTTGAGACATCGTTGGAGCAACATATGCCATTTGGTTCTGTGAGCCACCAGAAAATCCATATACTTTAAATATATTTTTCTTTCCAAAATATCCAAATTGATAAAATCCATGAATTCCTCTATTTCCAGAATTTTGTTTAAATCCAGAAGTTCCAAAAACGGATGCTCTTGTAGAAAAGGCAAATCCTTTATCTAAAAGTCCAGAGGAAAATCCAATATTTAATCGTTTTGTATCATTTGATCCATAACCAACATCAAAGCCAGCATCTTTTTGTAAAAGATTTTTAGTCTCCATATTTATGGATCCCGCAACAGAGGTCGTTCCATATTTTGAAGAACCAATCCCTCTCTCTATTTGAAATTGTCCTATATTATTATAAAATCCAGGCATATTTGAAAAATATATTCCCTGATCCTCCATTTCATTGAGTGGAATTCCATTTAAAGTATAATTTATTCGTGTTTGATCTAAACCTCTAAGACGCATGTACGCATATCCATTTCCAGAACCATTATCCGATTGGGAATAAATATTTGGTGTGGCTTTAGCTAATATATAAAAGGGATCTTCTCCTTGATATAAATTAGAAATAGAATCGGTTTTTAAAGTGGTGAGTGAGACAGGATCTAATGAAGTAGTGTGTACTCCAAAAATTTGAACTTCTGTTAATTGATTAATTTTTGTGGAGTCTTGTGCAAATGATTGCAATCCTATAAATAGGAATAAAATAGAAAGTATTTTTTTCATGTAGATAATTTGAAGCTAAAATAATAAAAATAATTTGAATTTTATATATAGATGATGAAGTTTCTAAAATCATTTAAAGAAAATGTAGATTGTATTATTTCCGAAATAGAAACAATAAGTCATATCTTAGAAGATGAGGGACTCATTGTAGATATACATAAAAATATTCCACACATAATAGTTATATTAATATCTGGGCAAATTTTGCCAGAAATTCAAAATGAGGAATTTGAAGATAGGTTAAAGGAAATATGTGAAGAAAATAGTTATTTACCAAAAAAATTAAGAAGTGCACGGTTTGGCTCTAATAAAACAACATGGCATCTTTTTGACAAAAGATATATTGGAAAAAAATGGGAAATTTTACACAAAAGTGATTTGTACTATAATTAGTCGGAGAAATCTGTTTCGAAACTTATCATTAAATTTGAAGAATCATCCTTTATCAACATAAAAGTTTCAAAGACATTAAATTCTACTGAGCCACTTCCATCATTAATAGAGGATAAAAAATTCTTATTAAACACCAATGAATTGTTTTTATAATCAGACTCACCAACTTCCAATTCCCAAGAACTTGATTCCGATAAAATAACTTTACCATCTGTTAAATTCAAATGTATAATCTTGCCCTCAGAATTTATTGAAGCTAGTCTTTTAATATCATTAAAATCACTTCTATCAATTTTAAATGACCACTTTCTATTTTTTAAATCTAGTCTTGACTTTAATTGTGATTTTGAAATATCTCTAACAGTGGATGGCTCTCCTGGCTCTACCTTAATCTTTAATTTTCCACCATCAATTAAAACTGATCTTGATAGTCCAACATCACCATCATCCGATAATTTATAAGAAACATCTACTCCAATTTTATCACCTTTTATAAAAGATAAATTGCGAACCAATTTCTTAGCCGAAGGAACGATTAAGTCCAAAGTAATATCAATCCCAGAGCCACTAAATCCAAAATAATCAGAAGTAGGCACAATATAATTTTTAAATGCAAGTATAGCTGAATCACCAACCAAAGAATACATAAAAATATTATCAGAATCAATTTTAAGCTTAACACTATCATCTATTTTTGTTAAATCTTCTATTTTTGAAAGTAAATCTGGAAATTTATCTACATTTATTTTGAATTTTATCTTATCTGCCATTTTCTATTTCTAGTTTTCAATACTTAATATATAATCAAAATACATCTTTGTTTAACTTGAATAAATTTACAAAAATAACAGAAAATGCAGCTCATCCATTTGATCCTAAAATTATAGAATCAAAAATGCAAGAGTTGAAAAAATATGTAGAAGATAAGGGATATGAATCGGTCTTTGAATATAAACTAACTTGTATAAGGGAATTGTGTGTTTTACAATTACATGTTCAACTTAATGAAAAACTATACATCTATATAATTGACTTTTCTAATTTAAGAATATTTAAACAAATAATTCAAATTCAAATTGCTGGAAAACCAGAAGACACACACAAAAAGCAAGAATTTGTTCTCAGAAACACACCGCTAGCAATTGGTATTCAAAAATCTATTGAATGGGTTGAAAAGGAAGTTAAATCAATTATTGATTAGAGAAATTTTGAGCAACCACTTTACCACCAATCGTATCAAATACTTTTACAGCACCTTTTGTATGATCAATATTAATAATATTATCAAAGTGTGGTTTATGTGTTTTTGACTTTGGATTGTACCAACCACGATCCACCAATAAACTAACAACAGAAAGTAATGGATTGGTTGATTCCATTGTTAAGGTTTCAGAATAATTATATTTCTTAATGTAATTATTGTTATGACTCAAAGATGGTTGTGTAATTGATAGAGTGTATCCGAATCTGGTAACTGCACCATCTTTCTTAACATACTTATTAGTTGTATCAATTTTAGAAGGTGTGATAAGAATAGTATCCTCACTCATGTTTTCATAGATTGTTTCATCAAATACTAATTCAGAAACAGGATCCAAATTATTAAGAATTTTAACAACAGATTGAATAGAATCTTTACCAAATATTTTTAAAACACTTGAATCATTTTGAATTAATTTTGCAAATCCTTTAGGATTAGTTCTTACCATATTGGTATAATCAAATACATCTTTCTCAAATTTTGTTTGAGCAAAAGAAATTGTAGTAAAAAACAATGTAATAAAAAGTAAAATTCTTTTCATAACACAAATATACGGAAAATAATTTAATTAATTATAATATCCCCTAAACGCCTTATGCATTTTATTACAATTATTGATATTAATTTTTCCAGTTTTGTGTTGAACTTTTCCACCAAAAGAAGGTGGATGTTTTACAGTGTGAAACTTCTCAGCCTTAACTAGTTTAAAGGTATTTGTCAACTTTTTTACAACATCTAAATCTGGTGGGGTTGTTGTATCTGCTTCCACACAACAAACTCCATATAAAGTTATTTTAACATATCTAGCTGTAGCATCTTGTGGGGTTGCTGCACCAAGTTCGCCCTTTCCTTTCTCGAACAAAACGGTTTGAGAGAATTGTGGAACAGAATCGTTATCAAAGTGACTTTGAACATAAGCTTTCATCGTATCATTTCTAACCTGACTTAAATTATTATTATCATTTTCAAATGATTTACCTCCAAGTATTTTCTTTAATTGTGGAGCAAGTCCTGGACTAACTCTTTGTTTATCTGTGGATGATTCAATATTTACTTCAGTAAGGATAATTCCTTGTTTTTTACACCAAGTTAAAGTATCTGAAATTTCCTTTTTAACTTCTTCTTTTAATACAAATCGGCCTGGTTCAAAAGCATTTCCAGCATCATAATTAATAACAATGGATTCAATTGGAACCAAATTTACTTGTGGAGCTTCTTTCTTAACCGTATCAATAACTTCTTGCATATCCTGCTCTGAAATAGCCCAACCAGATTTTACAAACCTAGCAGCATCTTTTGTTGATTTATTTGAAAGTGTTTTTACTTGAAATTTACCATGTTTAATTTTCTTAACTAAATCATCTGCATTTTTCTTTAAAAGTTCAGCAGCATTCACTACTCCTTTATCTTCTAATTTATTAATAACACCTTGATTTTGTGACATTGCAACAACTTTAGCTTTTAGTTGTTCATCGGATGCTTTTTGAGCATTTGCTACATTTCCACCAAATAGTGTATTTATCATCAGAGCAGCTGCCACTCCTAAGTCTTTAAGACCAAGTTCTTCGTTAAGTTTATCCTGTTCTAAAAATTCCTCGTATTTTTTAATAGCCATTGAAAATTGTATTGGTTTTATTTATATATTTAAAACCAAAAATACATTTTTATCCATTAGTGCATATATTGAACAATTTGCCTTTCCTTCTCTATTTTCTTAAATTCACGAAAAGCCTTATTAATTCTATCCTGTAAATCTTTGCTAATTTTTATTGTATCAATAGTATCCGAAACTTCTCTATATGGTAAAACGGCACCAGTTCCATTATAATAGTTAGTCCTCTTAGCTGTTATAACAACTTCTGGACCAATATATTCTTTCTCACAAGAATTCAACCCAATGATCATTAAAATAAAAATTAATTTTTTCATATTATGAATAATTTTGTGCCATTTTTTTACTGGCATATCTTTTTAATAATTTAATTCTTTCTGCTTTTATTTCTTTTGATGCTGGATAGTTATGATTATCCTCTGTGGATAGTGTCAACGGCATCGTTCTCATTTGTTCTTTTATTCTAGCTCCAACAACTTGTGGTGAATCTCCATAGCCCTCTTTAAATGGATCCCAAATATCCGAACCATCAAAATACACCTTCATTGCGTTTTCTCCATCTTCGTGTGGAAAAACAATAGTTTCCTTATTTTCTAAAGCTTCTTTACTTCTAAGAACTTTGAATGGGCCTGGAAGTGTAGTTTTTTCAAGTGTTTCAGAAAATTTACAAACTGGTCTTAATTTATTTCCAACAGCACACATAGCATATTTTGCGGATAAATTATCTCTTCTAATTTCATTTCTCAATCCTCCGCCAACTCCGTAAGGAACTCCCCATGTAAATGGAGCAAAAGCATGTTCTAACATCTTTTCGTTAATATGTTTCATTTCTTTCCAACTCATTCCATCTCCTTCGAGAACTTTAAGTAGAGTCCCAAATCTCCATTCTTTATTATTATGGTTTTCAACTATCGAAAGTCCCCAAGAATGTGCCAATTTACATAACCAAATAACCTGTTCTTCTGGATTTCCAGAGTCTGGACGAGCAATTGTAACAATGTTATCTCCATTTTCTTTAGATTCAAGTGCCATTGCTAATAAACAATCATCTTTACCTTCTCTACCCTTCTTACCCTCAACAGCCGTCCAAAAATCATAGCAATCCGCCACATTTGAGTTATAATCTCCTTTTTCTGCTGAATCTTTTAAAGCTCTAAAGCAATCAGTTTCTTTTTTATATCCTTGAATATTTCTATGTGCCAAAGCTTGAATGGAAACATAGGTTCCAGGTGCTTTATCAGCGTTTACCCATTGTTGGTATGCCCCAGAGAATGTATCTGTTGACGGAAATATTAATAAAGAATCTGCTCCAAGCCACTCAGATTCTTGTGGACAAATTCCAGCACGACATCCAAAATTATGTAACATACAAGATGCCAAGAAATGAACCTCATCTTCTGTTTTTTCATCACCATACACCACTCTAACAACTGTTTTACAATATTCTAACCAATGTGCTAATTGTGTAACATATTCAGAAGATGCCCATATCTTTAATAATGAAGATTCAAACCAAGCAGCCATTTCTCCCATACCATCTGCCATAGATTCTACCATCACAACTGGCTCATTTGGATAAACAACCGATCCTTCAGGCATTGCTGATATTTTTATTGGTGGCCGACCATTAAATTCTTCAACAATTCTATCCCACAAATGTCTTGGGAAAGGAAATGGTTTTAATCCATTTGCAGTTACTTTACCGTGTTTTAAAAATTCCTGTGATTCTTCTATTTCTTTATGATTAGTTGCGTAATAAAATAGATAATCAATTATTCTTGACAATCCATAAAATATAATTCGATTATCTCCTTTATTATAAAGATCTGGATTTATTTTCTCCAGAACTCTTCTAAAAGTTATGTAATAGACTGATTTTTCCTTAGCTTTCTCAGATGCGAAAAATTCAGATCCTACTGTATAGGCATCTGCTATTAAAGGCATTGGAGTTTTGTGGTTAATCCTTTTTGGTAATTTAACTTCTTTCGCTTTTTCTTTTGGTTCAAATGTTGGTTCTGTTATATACATATATTTAAATTTTATTTTTATTAATTCGTTCTATTGCTTCGTCTATATAAAGTTTTGAAAGATCAAATCCAATCCAATTTCTTTTTAATTTCTCACAAACAACTGCTGTTGTCCCACTACCCATAAATGGATCTAAAACTAAATCCCCTTCATTAGTAGCTCCTTTTATAAAATACTCAACCAGCTTTTCTGGATAGACAGCTACATGGTGTTCAGATATTCTTTTAGATTCAGAACCAATGGTAACCAAAGTAGATGGAAGGGCACCCAAAGAATTTGGCTCCCAATCTTTATATTCAGAAGCATCCTGATTTTCAAATGTTCGAGAATGTCTTTTCTTTAACTTATACTCCATTCTTTTAATTGATTTTGGATCATAAGGAACTCTCATTTGATCTAAGTTAAAAGTAAAGTTCTTTGTTTTAACAAACCAAAAAACATATTCAACTTTATCACCAAATCTTCTTGAATTTGGCAGATATTTTCCTTTATTCCAAAAAAGTCTTTCGTATAATTTTAAATCGGTTTGTTTATAAATTTCAGATATTAAATTAAAGACATAGGGGTGTCTAAATCCATTTTCATCTACTTTATCATTTATATTTAAAATAAAAGATCCACTATCTTTTAAAACTCTTGAAATTTCCTTTATTCTTGGTATAAACCAAGAAACATATTCATCTGGATGAGTCCCATTTGAGTTTTCATATTTCTTCATATCCGCATATGGGGGACTTGTTAAAACAAGATCAATGGATTTCTCATCTATCCTTCTCATTCCCTCTAAGCAATCCTCACAATATATTCTATTTAGCTCCATACTTCTCTTTAAATAGTTTAAAAAGATCTTTATGTTCTGAAACTATTTCAATTTTTTCACCAACATCAAACCATTTCAATTCTTGTATATCTTCACTAGGTGATACTGATCCCCATAAACACTTGGTTTTGAATAAGTTAGTAATAACTTTATCTTCCTCTCCACGAAATCTCCAATCAGGAATTTGACAACTTCCTAAATATATCATATCACCTGGCTCAGCATTTCTACCAGTCTCAGATAAAAAAACCCTTCGAGCCGAAATCTCATTATTTGTATCTTCTGGTCTAACAAATCCACCAATAAATCTCCAAGCATCTTCATTATACTTCTTAGCCAAAAGAACCTTTGATTCATCATCGTTCATCGGAGCTATATCAACGGTTGGAATAACTCTTGGAAATAAATTATAGGCATGATATATCACACCACTTCTAAAATCTGGTGAATTTTTAACCTCTTCACTTAATGATTTACGAACATCTGTGCCAGCAAAAGATCCTAATTGTTTTAACTCTTTAGTATCAAAATGTCCTTTACCATCTTTATAGTGTGGAATAAATGAATCTCTACTTCCGTATAAAAGAACATCACCATGTGGATATATTTCCCGAATTCTTTTATCTAATTCTTGTGCCCAACGGAAATTATTTCCTTGATCAGGGAGTGGTGAAATCACTATATCTGGATAATGATGTTGAACCATCTTTTTTCTGGTATCAAAATCAAGTGAATTTTTCCTAGTTCCGATAAATTTTGGAACACCTAAAAATATAATTGTTTTTTTGTGGTTTTCCATCACTTGTCTAATTACATAGTGATGTCCTTCATGCAACTCATGAATTTGAAATCTTGCGACAATTATCCCAATTGGGTATTTGGAACTATCTATTTCCATAAATAAAATTTATCATGTACAAATATACGAATTTTCTAAAAATAAAAAAATAATTTTAATATATAATAGATGTTTATACAAAAATGGAATGAGTTTGTTTTAGAATCAAATACCTATGATTTATTACTGGAAGGAAATTTAGTAATATCAGACAAATTAAAGGAATTATTATCAAATGTTGCTGACCAATGTCCAAAGGATGGGGTTGGCCCAAAAATAGTTCAATATTTATCGACCAAGCCAGAAGTAGTGGATGCTAATTTAAAACAAAATTATGTAGATATAGCCAAGCCAAAAGAAGGAGAACCAAAAGATTCTAAGTCAGATGTGGTTTCATTTATTGCACAAACCAAAGTAAATCAATTACTTGAAAAAGATCCCTCTCTAAAAGAGGCCGATCCATTTACTTTAAAAGGAAGAACAGAAGTTAAAGTAGGTAGATTCTTAAAAGCGATTTGTGCTTTAGCTGATATAAAATCAACCGATAGAGAAATTGAACAGATTGTTAATTTATTCAAATCTTCCACAGAAGTTCCTGGACAAGCCATGGGACTAGTAGAAGGAAAGGAAATTAAATATTGGTATGATGGTAAAAACTACCTAACTGATACGGGTGAATTGGGTGGATCTTGTATGAGATATGAAAAGTGTCAAGATTATTTAAACATTTACTCAAAAAATCCAGATAAAGTAAAACTTTTAATCTTAACTCAAGAGGTGGACGGTAAGAAAAAATTAATCGGTAGAGCACTTGTTTGGATATTAGATGAATCCCCATGTGAGGCTAAAATATTTATGGATAGGGTTTATTGTCATCAACAATCAGATGCCTTTAAATTTTATTCCTATGCTAAAAAGGCAGGATGGCTCATGAAGAAAGATAACAATTCTGTTCTTGAATCTTCAATAAAATTTGTATATAATGGAAAACAAATTAAAGGAAAAGTATCTGTTAAATTAACAGCTGGTCCTAAAAGCAGGACAAAGGATGCTCCAGCTAAAACTTCTTGGAAGTATCCATTTATGGACACCATTTGTTTCTTAAATCCAGAGAAAAATGAAATCTCTAATATTGGATATATCAATGGTTGGGTGATGGAAAATACCGGTGGAAATATTAATAAATGTGATAATTGTAAGGGAACTGGCATAGATAGTTGTGACTATTGTGACGGAGAAGGAACAATATATTGCCGAAATTGTGAGGATGGTAGAGTTGTTTGTGATGATTGTGATGGAGATGGAGAAATTCTATCTAGGTGTGAAGAGTGTAAAGGTGAGGGTGTTATTAAAAAAGGTAAAAAGGAATCTACTTGTAAAAAATGTGATGGTGATGGAGAAGTCACAAAACAATGTGAAAGATGTGATGGAAAAGGAAGTTTCAAATGTGATGAATGTAACGGAACCGGTAGGATAGACTGTGACGAGTGTGATGGTGGAAAAAGTGGTGGAAAATGTTCTGAGTGTGTAGGACTTTTAGAAAATAATTAAAGAAATGAAGCATATTAAAAAATTTAATGAGGACTACGGACTTTTTGATAAGATCAAAGCAAGTAATGTCAAATCAAAGATCAATAATGCTCTAAAACAACATGGATATGCTTCTGAGGGAGAATTCTTAAAAGAAATTGATAAAATAAATAGTTATGTTCAGGTTTTGGGAAAACATACCCTATCAAAAGATATATCCATCAAAAATATTCAGACGGTATATGCCTTTAAGCAAGAATATGAAGAAATGTTTGAAGTGATTGATGAGCTAGATATGTTGTTAAGAGAAATAAAAGACGAGGGAATACAAGTTGACTACCAATATAACACCACACATCATGTATATAAAGGTAGTTCTCCAAGTTATACTGGATATCAAGGAACACAAGGATATTATAATCCAATGACAACAGAGGATAGAAGAAATTTTGAAATAACCATTACACCAAAGGAAATGAATCCAGAAAATCTTTATATTATTTTTGGAGTATTAATGGAAGCTGAAGGTCGTGGTGAAATATCCTTTCAAGATATTAGAGTTATTGGAAAAAAGATATACACTTATGTCTTTATAGATGATTTAGTAGAAGAGCCACAGACGGATTATAAACAAGCAAGATATTACAATAATGGAATAATTGTTAGAGAACAACCAAATGCATATGGTGACTTGGAACGCGATTATGATGAGGCTGAGGATGCTTAAAATTACTTACCCAAATAATTCATAAGTTCAATCATATTCTTAATAGAATATTGTAGATTTTCTAGTCCCTTAGCCGTATCTCTTAAATAATCAATATACGAATCAATAATTTCAACATTTCTATCATTTTCTGCTAAGTGTCCATCAATTAAAATAGATTTTTCTCCTAAATTGGTTTTAATTCCAAATCCTGTAGCATAAAATATAAATTTATCTTGTTTCAATTTCTTAACTTTAGTCATTTCACGAGATCGTCTATTTAAAAAATAACTAACTTGCTCATTAATTAATTGTCGATAAGACAAAGCCATTGCTTGAGTATCCAAGACTTGTTTTAAGTTTGACGGATTAGTTAGATCCACAGAAAGAGCCTTAAATAAAGGCTCTACATTTCCGTTCCATTCTTTCCTTTTCTCTTGGAAAAACTCTTCCAATTTATCATTTGTTTCTTTGGATTTATTAATCCTTTCTATCTCATCTGGTGTAAATATTGTCATATGAATTATATAATATATATCCGTATATGTTTATCAAAAAATTTAATTCCTTTTTAAATGAATCTCTACAATTAGATAACGGGAATATTATTGATGAAGAAGATGTAAAAGATATATTTCATGATTTTTTGGAGGATTTACCAGAGCTAAAAGATGCTGAAATAAAATTTATATCTAATAGTACTTCCAATTTGGAAGATGGTGATGTTGAAATAGATGGTGAATTTCAAATTGATTTTATTTTAAAAAATACTAGTAACCTAACTATGTTAAGTGATTTATATGTTAGGTTCAGTGGATTCTATCATACACCACATGAGCCACTATTTAAAACAGATATTTTAGATGAAATTGATCAAAGAATGCAAGACCAATTTGAATACCAACTAAAAGATAAAACATGGTACGGAGGAAAAGACTTTCTAGGAGTTGGATTTATTTTTGGAAAAATAAAAAGTGGATATAAAAGAAATCCTAGGAAAGAAAAATCAGATTATAAAGGACCAATGCCTACAAATTATCAACCATTTAGAGATCATACTCCCAAAAGAAGAATAGTAAACGAATCGTTAAATTATGAATATTCTCATGAACAGATAAAGGAACTTCTTGCTGATTTTACGGATGAGCATGTTGATATCCAACTATCTGATCAACTTGGTAAAAAATGTATTAGACTATTCTATATCTTTGACATACCAACCAATTGTAAAATACATGAATATGGTGAAAAACTACAAGTAAATATAGATATTATGGATGAAATTGTGGAAAAACTAGAAGACTGTGGATATAGGGTTGACTACAAAGGATTTTGGAATAGTTATATGATACACAGACATCCAAAAGCAACTATCTTCTGTGATATTTACAATAAAAATCCAAATGAAAACGATTTTAAAAGAAAACCAATATTTGTAGATGAATATTACCACCGACTTCTTGCTTCTCGTTCAATGGGTGAATAGTTACCTAGTTAAATTTTCTAAATTCTTTGTTCTATTAATCAATTTATCACCACCCAAATATCTCTTTGTTTGATCTACCGTAAACTTATACATCAAACCATCTGATCCTTTTCCCATTACTGGAAATTTAGGGCTTCTAGTATTAAACTTTTCAATAGTTACTTTAACAGGACCGGATTTGCTACGAACATCAAACTCCATTCCAATAATATTTTGTGTAAATCCGTATTGCTTACTTATATTCTCATAAGTCTTATCAACCTTATCGTTTTTCTCTTGTGTGGTTACCACCATTTTGGTGTTGTAATAGGCTGCTGTGTAGGAACACGAACCAAATTCTATCTTAACATTTTCTTCTCTTTCAATTTCAGCGAGTGCTGTTTTAACTTTTCTCTGGATGGTATTGATCTTTTCGGATGTTATCATATTTACTTTATATTAAGCAAATATAAGAAAAAATTATTTATTCCAAAGTAATTTCCCATTGTGGATATCCAGATCCCCAATAAAATTCTATCCAGGTTTTAAATACTAATTTGCCATTTTTTTCTCTTTTAGATTTTTGAGAAAATCCTTCTCCCCAACCATCAGCTAATTGACCAGCTAAAAAATCTTTAATAATTTCTTTTTGATCTTCCGAAATTTCTTTCGATAATTTTACTAAAACAGATATCTCACTTTTGAATTCGTTTGGTTCCGTAATATTCATAGATAGAATATTAAAGTCAACATTAAATGATCTCGAATCAAAATATTTTTCTAAATGTTGATCATTAAATGAATTTTTAATATTCTCAAAATCACCATCAGATATAACCAGTTCTGAATAATTTAAACCAAAAGTATCATAAAATTTTTCAATTTGATTTTCATATTCTTGATCGATCCAAGCTTCAAATATTTCTTTTTCATTAGCTAAAACAGAATCTCTATCTAAATCCATATCAATCAGAATCACTTCAATCACACTCATACCAGATTCTTTCTTACAAAAATTATCTATTTCCTCTAAGGAAAACTCTTTAGAAGCAAACTCATAGTGTTTTCTAACTGGAAAAGTTAACTTAAATTCTGTTTCAGTTGGTTTTTTTGGGTCTTTTAACCAATCTGAAAAGCTTTTTTGGACCTTAAGTTCATATAATTTCAAATATCTCATTTAGGTATATATTAAATTAAATTTATTTTTATAATTATTCCATTATTTCCACCAAATTTAGTAAATACATTGTCTTGATTAGACAATCCTTTACTATAAATCTCTTCTAAAAAACGATCTGCAAATTCTTGATAATAATCAGAATGTATGAATTTCATTACCACATCATCCCCATTTAATGTCTTTTTAAATATTTCTGTGTTTTGTATTAATAAATAGATAATAACCTTGCCTTGTATTCTATTTGGATTAGCTCGATATGGACTTTCTATCGAACACCTAGTTAAAACTCCTTCATCTTCTAAGATATATTTATATTCCTTAAAAATAGCAGCAATTTGATCTAATTTATCTTCATGTTCGAAATTTTCAGATATCTTTTGAGTATATAAAATAGTAAACATTCTTTCACCAATTTCATTTTTACAATCCACTTCTTCTCCATTAATCTCAACTAAATATTCAAAATTGTTTTTATCTACTAAGCTTCTGTAAACGGACACATCAAAATTGTGAACTTCAAATGATATTTTTACAGAATTTCCACTTTTTTCGATATTCTTTTTTATATTATTATTTTGATTTAAATAAATGAATATCTCACTGACCGTCAAATAGTTATAGTCTTTTCCTAAAGAATCTGGATGAATAGTTGGATGGACTTCCGTTTCTGGATAATTAACTCCGGTTTTCCAAAGACTAGTGGAATTATGGAATTCATCAATTTTTCTACTAGATACAGAATGTGGTTCTCCATTTTGAAAATCTGGATTATAAGCAACTACCCAAACCGAATAAAGGGCACTCATTTGTTCACCCATATATTGAATAGAAAAATTTTTATTTTGACAAATTTCTCTAACTCTATCCATAAATTCTTCAAAAAAATCTGATTCTTTTAGAGTATCATACTCAAAAACAGACAATTGGTGTTGTCTTGCAATTTGCATATGATCACGAGTCATTTTACCCTTTATAAACTCTATAACCACAAGTGATTTTCCACTTAATTGTTTGTTTTTAATAATAAAAGAATATCCCTCATCTTCTAAAATATACTTCAAAGATTCAACCTCTTTAATAATAGATTTATAGTCAGCTCCTTCAAAAAATTTCTTTAAATATTTCATTAAGGATATATATTATTATTCAATAATAGTTATAACCTCTGGGTACCAATGCATCAAATCTTCATTTTTATCATCATATGGAATTTTTGACAAGGCATATCTTATAGAATTTAGTCTTCCTATTCTTTTATCATTTGAATTCACCACCACCCAAGGAGATGCTGGTGAGGAAGTCTTTTTAAACATCAGGTTTTTATATTTGGTTATAATATCCCATTTGTTCACCACAGCAGCATCATTTGGAGAAAATTTCCAATATTTTATTGGTGATTTTTGGCGAATCTCAAACCTTTGTTTTTGTTTATCTTTTGTAATTGAAAACCAGAATTTTATTAGTATCATTCCCTCATCAATTAGCTTTTCCTCCCAATCCAAGACCTTATTCATAAAATCATCATACTGATCACCAGTACAATATCCCATGGCTGGCTCTACCACAGCTCGATTATACCAAGAACGGTCAAATAGAATAACCTCACCTGGATTTGGTAGATATCTTTCATATCTTTTAAACCAATTATTTTTATCTTCTTCAGTTGGAACACCTAGTGCCACTACACGAAAAACCCTTGGATTCATCCTTTCTATAAACCTCTTAATAGCAGATCCTTTTCCAGCTGAATCCCTTCCTTCAAAAACAATGCAAACTCTTTTCTTATTAGTTTCAACCCATCTTTGTAATTTAGATAACTCAATATCTAATTGATGTTTTTCAATTTCATAGGTTCTTCTATGAACTTTTGAATGTTCTTGTTCATATTCATCAAAATGCGGGTCCTCTTTTGCTGGATTTTTTCTAGTTCTAAAATCAAATGACTTTTCATAGTCAGCAAATTCTCTTCGAATACATTTAGATGTATCTTTTCTTTTTAATTCTAAAATCTGTCTTATTTTTCCAAAAAATGCAGATAGGTTTAAATCTGATACTTCACTTTTGCCAATTTTGTGTCTCAAATGTTGCATAATTTCATCAAAATCAAAAATATCCTCATCATAAGCAACTTCTTTCTTAGTATCATGTATTCTTTTTAAGATATGTTCCTGGATTTTACCCATTTCATCAAAAACAATCTTTTTTAGATTTTTTATCTCATGATCGCTTAAATCATGCAATTCTGAAAACTCATAATCTTCATTAACTGGAATAAAATTTAAAAAATTCTTAATCATCTATTTATATATTTATTTTCCAATTTCATTTTGGTGATATAATAAATTCTGAATATACATAAACTCCTCCTAGTTTAATAAATGGTGAGTTTTCTGACAGTTTATATCCAAAGTCCGAGCATATTTCGGTTATTCTATCTATAAATTCTTGATAGGATTCTAAAAATTCTTTACACTTCTTTGAGGATTTTAGAATTTTATTTAGTCCTTCACGATAAAAGAAAAGCATAAATCGATTTTGTGATGATCTTTTAGTCAATTCTACATCCAACCCAACATCTTCTAAAATATAAAATAGTGATTTAATCTCTGATTCAAAATTATTACCAATAGATTCAAATGCTTTCTCCTTTGGATCATTTATAGAATAGTGGAATTTCTTATTGAAGTAATTGTCCTCAATATCCTTATGTTTTATCTGAAAACACAACATTTGCAACTTCTGTGTATCTGTTATACCAACTTCCATTTTACTTGGTTGTGATTCTACCTCAAATCCATATTTCTCACATATTTCTCTAATTCTATCCATAAATTCTAAAAGGAAATCAGATTGAGCACCAACCCATTTATCATCTCCCTTAAAGTGCACAACCGTACTTCCGTGATTTATGAGTTGTGTGATTTTGTTATCATTTAAAATAATATCATAACCCTCATCTTGGAGAATATATCTCAACTCATCAATTTCATAAATCATTCTACCAATTTCTTGGAATTTATCGTCAATATTTTCAAAAAATCTTTTAAGGTATTTCACAACTTATATATAAAATAAGATATTTAAAATATAATATATAATTTATGAAGATTAAGAAATTTCTAGAAAACACTGAAGTAAAGCCAAAAAGAATTCCTGAAGAGGAATTAAACTCAAGAAAATTCGCTGAATTTATGTTTCAAATGTTTAATGATCATCCAGATCTTTTTCCAATGACGATTGTAAATCTATATGCAATTTATAAAGAAGAGGGAAATTAAATCTTTTTATCGAAAATATAAAGGTCATAAATAGCATTTCCTTTAACTCTTTTAATACTCTTTAAAATTTCGCCTGTTGTAGAATCCATTACTTTAAAAACACCAATATTTTTACCCTTATCGGTAATAATTTTAACAGTATTTCCAGGTTGACCCATTGCCCCAAGAAGAGCAATATACACATTTCCATAAACAGATTTTAAAAAAGATAATCTGACATTGGCCAAATTCTTAACATTGTTAATATATGAATTTTCAAGTGGTTTATTCAAGTCTAATTTAGTGTCTGTCACCTTTGCTCGAACTGTTGCAAAAGTTCTTCCCTCGTCTCCTAATGTCACCTCATCTCTATCTTGGATGATATTTGATTTAACTAAATTTTGTTGATTTCTTCTAATCTCATTAAAATCTGCTCGCGCAATAATTCCGCCACGCATTCCCTTATCATTCATATTATAACCATTTGGTGGAAGTCTATAAAAAGACCCAGTAAAAGTCATGGAAAGAATCCTATCGGTTCTAAACATTCTCCAAATTTTATTAATGTGTCTTGAACTAGACACTGACCAACCAGATAAATGCCAACCTCTACACAAAGGAGATCCTTTAGAAGATCTACCCAACACCATTGGGTATATTACTCTTTCATGTCCTACCGATTGTTTATCCTTTTCACCTTTATAAGTAATCAAGAATATCATACCATATTTAATAGCTTTTATAAATATCTTCTCATCATATTTAATTGGTTGGTTAATCGGAACATCTGAGAAATCTTTTACATTCTTTAAAGAAAATTTAGGAACGAACTCATTGTCCTCTTTTAAATCGTTTACTCTTTCGGTTAAAATAAATTCCACTGGTTTGGTATTAAAATAAGGATCTGTTTTACCAAAAGAAGCTCTTTGTTTAAGAAGAAACCCATCAGATAAATCTGAGGACTTATCTTTATATTCTACAACAATTGGTTTTCTGGATAATTGAGCCATGAATTATATATTAAAAAACAAAACCCCATTCGTTAGAATGGGGTCAGTTCTTATGTTGTTTATCACAACAATTACTTAGCAACTGCTGTGTCAGCTACTGGAGTAACAGCGGATGTGTCAACGACAACAACTGTTGAATCAACACAAACTTCAGTTACTTCAGCTGGTTTAGAGCTGCAAGAAGCTAGTGATAGAGACAATACTGTTACGGCAAATAGGAATAAATTCTTCATGTGTAGTTTATTGTTTTCTTTTATATATAAAAAATATGAAGCTTTGTTTTAAATCATAGATTTTTTATTGATTTTTAAAATTAAAATTTAATATATACCAATTATGAATCACATAAAAAAATTCGAAGAGCTAAATTTTGATAACTTCAGTTGGATGACCACAAAAGATTTTTTAAACCTTTACTACCAATGTGAAAGTTGTAATGCTCTTTTTAAATCATTTAACAAACAAATTACGAAATGTCCTTATTGTGAATGCCCAGATCCATTAAATATTCAGAAGGAAGATTATTACAAAGAACAAGAAAGAAGATTAGATGATGATGAGATTGAGGATATGAGGAAAGAAGAAACTGAAGATCAAGAAACATTAATTGATCTAATATCTCTATCTAATAGAGATAAAGATAAAAAATATTACAATTAAAAATGACCAATCATGAAGATGTAAATAAATACTATAATCAGATTAATGGTTTAATTGATGAATATTTAGAAACACATAGAATTAAACCTTCGAATCTTAAAAGATATTTGAAAAAGGGATCTGAAAGATTTCAAAATTTCTTGAAAAGAAACAATTTAGATGGAATAAAAGGTGTTGAAAGAGTTCTTCAAGATGTTATTGATGATAGATATGCACTTGAGTCGGATAAGATCCTAACCTTCGAAAGTTTTAATATTTTTGAATCTCAAGAATTTAAAATATTAGATCTAAAAGAATGTTTATATAAAGGTATCTCAAAATCCACACTAGAACATGAAAAAATATTAGCAGACGCATTTGACACAAATCTTGGACTAATTGATCCAATTGATGGGGATAAGCATATTTATAGTGTTGAAGGATTTGGTAAAGATAAAATTAAAGCTATAATTTATACTTCTCCAGAAATTGATGTTATTAAAAATAATATTCAAGAATATGCTTGGGAAGTTTTATCAAAATCAAATGTTAAGATAACGGATGGTATAAGTATTCAATTGGTAAATTTAATAAATAAGGAGTTATTTTATAAAAATATAGAAAATGTAGTGAATAAACAATCAACTATTGATACAATTAAATCGGTTTTAGGAATGAATTTAAAAGAAAATAATGAAAATTTTGCAATTTTTGTGGATTCAAAAGCTGCAACACCATGATAATATAATAATATATGAAAATAAAGAACTATAAAGAATTTTCTGAACCTATAAATGAATCTTTCAAGGATATTATTTTAGGATCTCTTTTAACTATATCCAGTTTAATTCCTCATAACTCACAAGCTTCTGATCAAGCTGATCATGTTATTAGAAAGGGTATGGGCGGAGTCAAATCGAATTTTGATAGACATCGTGAATTGGTATATACCAAAGGTAAATTAACAAGTGGTGGTGATTATACTAGAACACATACAAGCTCGAAAAATTACTCTAATCTATATAACAAACTTCTAAATGATTTAGACTCATTAGAAATTCAAGATCCTATTTTACTTTCTGTTAAAAATAAATTAATGTTTTCTGATCAAACTTCTGACCTAGACCTAGTAGATTTAACACAACAGTTATATAAAGTTGCTCAAACCAATAACCAGAGGGAGATTATGACTATTTTGGAAAATATTGAAAAATATTCCTCACAAGATTTAAGAGACTTGTCCAAATCAGATACTTCTAAAATTAGATCTCAATTTGAAATGGTAGTTGCTGATTTAAATGATTTATTAAATGATGAGGAACCATTTACCGATACTACATTTTTTAAATGGGTATTGAGACCAATGTTAGTTATAGCAGCTATTATTCTACTCTTAATGATTTTATCTAAAATTGGTGAGAATGTAACTAACTGGAGAGAACAGAGAGCAATTGAAAGGGAAGAACAGGAAGTTGAACAAAATAGAAATAGAATTAATCTTTAGTAGATAATTTCATCTAAGTATTGACCTTCTCTAATTTCAATATCAGATCCAATTAATAATGTTGAAAAATAAGCAATTGTTTTATTATCTTTATTATCCAGTCTAATTTCATTACATCCCATATTATTTAGAAGAAAATCATTACCATTTGGTGATTCGACACATTCTTCACCTCTCTGAATTGCACCATACGACCAACAAATATAAGGCATTTCATTTCCTCTAAAAATAAATGAAGTAGAACTTGTATCTAGTCCTGGTCTGATATGATAATTCTCAACACCCTTCTCTCCTAAATAATCTAAAAATTTAGAAATATTTTCGTATGATCCTCTAATTATTTTATAGCTATTAACACTAATATGAAAATATATTCTAAATTTATTTTTCTTAATAACATCATCATAGTTATCTGTTAACATTTTCAAGTCCGGAACTTCAATTATTTCCCATGGAGATTCAACAATTGTCCATTCTCTAGAGGATTCAATAATTTTTGATCCTGGAAAAGTAGCCATAATCATAGTAATTACCTGACCAACAGTCATCCAACACAAATCACCAACAAGAGTATCTTTGAATGTCCTTCCAGATATTTGTGGTGGAGTCATCATTTCAAATTTCTTTAAAAATTTCATAGAGCTTGGTTAATTCTTCTAATAGTTTCTTCTCTTCCCAGAATTTCAGCTGTAGTCATTAAATCAGGACCAGGAACATTGTGTGTTAAAACCATTCTAAGATTTGGCATAATTGATCCCATTTTAATTCCATTTTGATCACTTAAATCAGTGATTAATTTCTTAATCGTTTCATGATTCCAATCTTCAATAGTTTTATTAGTATCTACAAAATCTTCCATTACAGTTTTAAAATTTTGTGTAATACCAGATTTTTCTTTATCTGTTAATTCAAATTTATCTTTGAAGATATTCACCACCACTTGCATGTCTTTGGCAAAAGTTGATCTCTTACGAGCTAGTTCAATAATCTTCTCTTTTTGTTCATCTGAATAGTTAAAAGTATTACCAAAATCAACATGTTGTGATAATTCATCAAAACTTCTATTAGAAGTTAAGTGTTTAGTATTAAAATATTTAGCTTTATCAATATCATATCGAGCACCAGCTTTATGAACATCTCCCAACTTAAATTCACTAATTAGATCTGCCATAGATAATAACTCTTTATTATCCTTTGGAGTCCAACCAATCATAGCAAGGAAGTTTACAACAGCATCTGCTTCAAATCCCTCATCTTTAAATCCAAGGTACTTAACTGTCTTTCCTTTATCATCTACACCTTCTCCACCCATTGGAAATGCTGGAATACCCATACTCAAAGCTTTTCTTTTAGAAAGTTTACCTTTTCCATCAGGATTTAAAATAAGAGGTAAGTGAGCAAATTGAGGTGCTGTCCATCCAAAAGCCTCATACAACATATAATGCAAAGGAGTAGAAGGTAACCATTCTTCTCCACGAATAACATGTGTAGTTCCCATATTGTGATCATCACATACATTAGCCATGTGATAAGTTGGAATACCATTTGATTTAACCAAAACCTTATCATCTGTCTGGTCTGTATTCATAGAAACTTCACCACGAATAATATCTGTTACAACAACAGTTCTACCTGGTTCTGTTTTAAATCTAATTGTATATGGAACTTTTTTAGATAAAAGATCATCAACTTCCTCTTTTGAAAGAGATAGTGAATTTCTCATCTCCATTCTAGTTTTAGCACCATAAGCAAAAGTGGAATTCTTTCCATCAGGTGTTAAATATTTATTTCTAGCAGCTGTTAGTTCTTCCTCTGTGTCAAAAGCATAGTAAGCAAATCCTTTATCCAAAAGTATTTTAGTTTCTTTTGAATAATCTCTTTCAGATTGACGCATTTTATCATATGGAGCTGGTCCTGTTTTCCAAGGAGCATAATCAGCCTCCATACCACACCATTCTAAGGAATTTTTAATATATTCTTCAGCTTCTCCAACAAATCTTTTTGAATCTGTATCTTCTATACGAACATAAAAAATTCCATCGTGTTGTTTAGCAAATAAATAATTATAAAGGGCAGTTCGGACACCACCAATGTGTAGAAAGCCAGTTGGACTTGGAGCAAATCTTGTCACAACTTTACCTTTTGTATCCACATGATCTAGTTTATCCAAAACATTCTGTAATTCTGGAGATTGATTTTGATCATGATCAGCCAATATATGTAAAGTATCATCCTTTAGATGTGCTTCTGATTCATTTAGAAATTTAGATCTGTCTTTAATCCACTTTAATTTATTCATAGAAAGAGTTAGTTTTTATTGTTCTATATATTATTTTACAAAAATAAAAAAATATCACCAATTATCAACATTAGTTAGATCAATTTCAATTTTAGCAAGCTGACTATAAACTTTTATTTTTGTTCCAATTCCAGTGGGTGTAAATCTATATTCAAAAAGACCATATTTTCCATAAGTCTTCTTTATGGATTCTTTCCATTCGGATAACTTATGTTCTTCTATTTTATCTAATTTAAATGTCATTTATTTCTCGTAATTTAATATCTCTAATATCGGATTTAGAAAATATCTTAGAACTATCATTAGGGATATCCCACCCATAATTATTAGTAAGATTATATTTTGAGAATAATAAAACACTACCATTGCCAAATTCATTATACCTATCAAATATCTTTACATTAAAATATTTTTGATCCAGTTCTTTCCTATACTCTTCTTTTAATAAATCTATATAATTCATTTAATTAAATTTAAAAATTTCTCAATTCTTTCATTGTGATTAAATGCGAATCTATAATTATTTAGATCCTTTAAATCAACCCATTTTACATCATCACTTTCCCCAGGCTCAGCATATTTTGTAGTAATAAATGGTTCTATATCTGATTCAATTAAAGCACCAAAGTGTATAGCAACATCTTGCTTATTATTATTTCCTGGATGTGTTATAATCTCATAAGGTTTGTCCATGAAGTTTTTAACAATCTTACATTTAGTTATATCTAGTCCAGTTTCTTCAAAAATTTCACGAACTGCACATTCTTCTGCTGTTTCATCCCAATCTAGATATCCACAAGGATTACACCATTTACCAGATTGTTTAACTCTACGACCTCTTTTAACCAATAAAACTTTCTCACCATTTAAGATAATAACAACCACCACAGCAAGACTTCGTGATATCCAATGGACTTTACCATCATCATCCTTTACTATTTTATTCTGTCTATTATTAAATTTCATTTACTTTTTAATTTTATTTCCACCACTACATATAATAAATTACCATCTCTCGATTCAGAAACAATATATTTTTCATCCAATTCTTCTTCGAGTCTATTCATAAACTCTTTATATTCTTCACTATATTTAATATCATAAGTATCAAAAGAATTTTTACAAATAGTTAAAAAGACAAAACTTGGAACTTTATCAAAGTAAACATGTCTAACCACTATTGCCGGACCATTTATAAAAATACTCATACCATCATCTTCAAGAATATACCTAAGATCTTTAATAGCTTGTATGGCTTCCTCATAATCCTCAAAAAAATTAAATTTTTTAATTTCCATGAAGTATATATTATTTCCGCTTATGATAAATATTGGTCATTTTCGGACCTTTTGGAAATAATTTCGAGTCAATTGATTTAAAGAAATCAACTATCTTTTGAAAAAAAGATTTTTTAGGTTCTGGATCTTTTCCAAATATATCATCTAAAACAACTTTACCATTTTTGGTTAGAGTAGGTTCTTCATTTTCATGAAAGATATTTTGTAATTTCTCATAGGGAGAAATTTCTGGAACATCGTTTTCCATTTATTATTTTTAATTAGTTAATAATCAACTTCTTAGATGATCCATTACAGGTAATAATATAAACCCCCTTAGATAAATTTAAATCCAAGGATTGTAAATAGGAACCAGAATCTTTCATCTCTTTCAGCAAATATACTACTTTACCCGAAACATCCGAAATATTTAGGTTTATTTCACCACTTTTTTCCAAAGTGTATGACAAATGTATTTTACCAGAGCTAGGATTTGGATATAGATTTAAATCACTTGTATTTAAATCAACTATATTTGTCACCAATGGTTGTAGGGTGTACATATAGTACCACAATTGCATCTCACCATTAGTCTGTGTAGAAAATGTTAGTATATTATTTGTCGTGTTGTAATAGGTAGCTTTTGATTGAATTCCATTACCATTACCGAATTGAATTGGTAAAAGATTCGGCCAATACTCAATTGGTGGATGATGCCAATCCCAATATCCAAGTGAATTATCATAATATGATCCATTATTTGTTTGTATACCATTACCATCATATATTTTGGTTAAATTTGATCCAGATTTCTGATATAAATCAAAACTAGTCCCCCATTCGTGTGTATGTCCAGCAACCATCCACAGATATCTCATTTCATTTTGAGAATTGGATGGGTCATTAAATGTTAGTGTGTTGGTTGAATTTGGTGGTAAAAGTATACCAAAATTTTGTGAAAGTTTGGATTTCATCTCAATGGTGTTTAATGATCTTGGTTTAAAATAGATATTAAAATAAAAATCACATGGTAAGACAAAAGAAGCATTAAAATTTTTTATATGATAATTCATATCTAAAACAGTTTTTTGGTCCCAAAAAAGAGCTGTCCCCTGTGGTAAAACCAATTCAGCGTCATTTTGCCAAGAAGCTGTCAAATCTTTATCACCATCAAATGATGTGTTACCAACCAATGTAACCTTTGCCATATTTGTAACATCTGATGAATTATTATTAGTAGATGCTGTTGTATCCACATATTTAAAAAGTAGAAAATGATGAGATTGTTGATTCATGAATCCCTCTATTCTGTCTATCTCTGGCAAAAATGGAAAATTAACTTCTTGTTGTTCTAAATATTCTTGTTCGACTTCACCAGATATTGGTAAAAATATAGGACCCATTCTAAGTTGGATACCCTCCCCAACATTTGGTTTTATAGGTTTTGGTAAAAATCTATTGATACCACTCACACTCAAGGAGTCATAGAAATCATTTACCAATTGATAATTTGGTTGTGGCTCGGAGCCAGAATAAGTTTTTTTAGCACCAAACATAATCCATTGTCTAATAAACTCAATTTCTTTATTGGTTAATAAATTTCCATTTACATCCTTCATAACAGATCCTTCAACTAAAGTGTCTATTTTTAGATCCGAATCAAAATCTGATCCAATTTTCCTCAATAAAAAACTAAAATAAGGATGTTGTTGTTTAACTAACTTTTCATGTTTCAGAACAGACGATTGACTAGAAGCATCCACCCCATATAATGATGAATATAAATTATTTGATGATTGACTAAAATCCAAACACCCATTTAAGTGACAAGTACTATTTTGACATTTTGTGTTTAATGTGGTATACACCCTTTGATATGGTGTTTGTGAAAAGGTTGTGAATGAAAATAAAGTAAATAATAGGAATAGAAGTTTATTCATCTGGTTATATCAATTTATCTATATATAAACCACCACAAACTGTATTTTTTGATTTTTCATATCAATATATAAATAAAAACAATATATTTTTATGAAAATAACAAAAATTGGACAAAAAGGACTGGCACTAATCAAGGCATTTGAGGGATTTGAAAGCAAACCATATAAATGCAGCGCAGGTGTACCAACAATTGGATATGGAGCAACCTATTATCCTGGAGGTAAAAAAGTTACTTTACAAGATACACCCATTAATGAATCACAAGCAACTGATTTATTAGCAAATATGTTAGGAACATATGAACAAGCAGTCGATTCTTATTGTGTAGATACAATTACACAAAATCAATTTGATGCATTGGTTTGCTTCTGTTATAATGTTGGTGCTGCTAACTTAAAATCAAGCACTTTACTAAAAAAGGTAAATTTAAATCCAAATGATCCAACCATTAAAAATGAATTTTTAAAATGGAACAAAGGTGGTGGTAAAGTTTTAGCAGGATTAACAAGAAGAAGAGAAGCAGAAGCTGCTTTGTATTTTACAGCTTAATTTCTGTTAAAATCATCTTCTATACGAACAATATCAGATTCATCAAACGAATCTCCTGTTTGTATTTCTATGAATTCTAAATTGCCATCAAAATTAGATGAAAGTGGAGTAACTCGGTGCTTAGACAATCTTGGTATAAATATGTTTTCACCAGGATGTCTGGTTGAAATTCTACCATCTATGTTTATATAAGCAATTCCTTGAGTTATTATCCAGTGCTCGTCTCTTTTCTCATGGTACTGATAAGATAGTCTCTTACCAGGATGCACCACTATTTTTTTAACTTTACAAGATTCATCCTCATAAAGAATTTCATATGTTCCCCAAGGTCTCTCTTCAATCATTTACTCTCTAAAAAATATTTATTTATAATATTAATTAAATCAACTCTTTGTTTAGAATCTAAATTACAATTGCAAAAAAATACCTCCAATTCAGACACAAAGGTTGTATTAACACCTTTTGATACATTGGTGTAATTAAATGCTTTTTTGTCTAGTTTTTCCAATTCTTTTATCATATTTTTTCAAATGCGTTTTCGTGAATAAATCTTTTATCAATAATTTCTTTTAAAGTTTGGCATTTTTCATATTCCTCTTTTGATTCATAAAAATTTAACAATTTTACCATAAATTCTTTCGAATATGGTTTTAAATCATTATCGTGTAAAATTCCAGACCTAATTCTATCATAAATGGAATCAATTAATAATACCTTTACCATTAAATATTATATATGTTTTTTCTTATAAAGATAAGAAGATCATTGATAAACCCCTGATCTACTTTATCAGGTAGTGAAGATTCCTTAAATATTTGATCAACATCCTTAATATCATTTTCAACTCTATCAATTAAGGTTTGAAGATCAACTTCTCCCTTACGGATAGAAATAAGCTCAGAAGCATTAGGTCGTCTAACGATTATTCCTTGGCCTTCAGCAATTTCTTTAGCCATTTGTGTCAAACGAACACAGTGCATCATATTCTTACCATCAATTTTTTGACCATGTGATTTAACATCCACAAATCTTTGTTCATTTCTTTGCTCTAACCAAGTTTGATAGGATTTATAGTCATTGCAATGTTGTGTATATCCGTCTTTGTTATAGGAAATGTATCCTAGAAAAAATTCATATGGGAAATATTTTGGTATGGAACTTAATCTAATATCATTGGAATTTTCGAAAGCAATTCCTTTAAAATCAGCTTTATTTTCTTGTCTCCATTCTTCGGTATTAAAATTAGGATTTATAAAATCGATACCAGCAGCATATTTATCATAATAAAGAGCATATAAATCTTTAGAATGTGGAATTTTAGATAGTCCACAAAATTCTTGGAGAATTCCCCTACTTTCTAAAAAATCCTTTAAACTCTCAGATCTTTCAAAAGTATGTAAATAACAAAAATCTAATGGAGTTTTTCTTGCTACTTTATCCTTCTCCCAATTTTGCTTTTTATCTGTTCCCTTAGCTTTCTTAATTTGCATCACAGCATATCCACCAAAAGAATTTGCACAAACTTTAGTGATAAATTTTCCTCTATTTTCTAAAATTTCATCAAAAATCGGATGTTTATAAATAACACAATCCTCTGGGGTATTTAACAATTCTAAAATAGTTGGATTATTTTTACCAAGTAAATCTAAAAATCTCTTTATTTCATAGATAACAATATCATTTTTATCATCATTTATTTGATCCAACTGATTAAATCCTAGAGTATTATCCATAGATTGTATAAAAACACCAGCATAGTCTGTATCAGAAGTTGGTAAATTAGTCCCATAAGCATGGGATCCCCTTATAACTAAATATAAAGGTATTGCACCAGGTGATTTTTCCTCAATAAGCTTAAATAATTCTTCTTTCATGTGACTATATGCAAATATATGAAAAATAAAATCAAAGTTCAAAATATAGTTTTAATATATAATTAAAATAATAGACTAACAACAACATGCCAGGAACAGGAAGTTATAGTGGTGGTAGTGCTTCAGCAGATTATAGATTTAGTGCCGCAGCCTTACTATCTGAAATACCAGACAATAATGCTCAATTAATTCAAGCTAAAAATGTCAGAGATTCTGTTTGGACTCTATGGAATAGAATTGATGATGTACAGATAACAGCTTCACAAGCTGCATCACAATCAGCTGTTTATTCAAATTCCAATCCAATGCCTCAAAGATTAGGTGGATTAACTGCCGGCACAACCTTCAGTAACAATAGTATGTCTGAGATATTTGATGAGTTGTTCTATCCTTATATTAATCCAACGATTCAATTATCAGCCAGTCCAACCACCAAACAATATGGATCTCCCTGTAATGTTAGTTTAACTTATTCAGTAAGACCAGGAACATCCAATCCAGTTTCATCCATCACAGTTGATGGCACTGGTGTAGTTCCAAGCGGATCTTATCAAACTGGAACGATTGTTCATAATACAGCAACACACTCAACAAATCCTAGTCTAACAAGCTCAAATGTATTCACAATGAGTGTTGGATACGGAGGAACAACATCCTATGCAACTGCTAGTATCATGTGGGCACATCGTTTTTATATAGGCCAAATTGATCTATCTGGAGCACCTACTTTTAATCCAGATCTAAATTTTGATCAATCTGGACCAACATTAGCGGCAGTTGCTGCAAAATGCACAGACGCAGCAATTAAAGGACTAAGCTCAAGCTCTTTATATTACAATTTATCACAATTGCTTAATAATGAGATAACCGGTGAGGGTAAATATTACATATTTGCTCTACCAAGTGATATAAATAGTGGTAATTTAGACATCTTTATTGATAATAATAAAGTAACATCTTTTACAAGAGTTAGAACAAATAGCACATTTTCAAATGAATATGGGTTTACACACTCCTATGATGTGTATGTATCTAATGTTAGAAAATATGGAACATCAGATATATCAATAAAACCAGCATCGGTCACTGGGTCGGTCATATTAAATACAGGAACATTACTAAATGCTCCTATACGACCATATACTACTAACGATCCAATAGCAACAGCTTTCTCAGAAGAAATAAGAGGAGGTCACCATTCTTATGCAACCATTGCTGAAAGAGATGCTATCATAGAACCTAGAAGAGAGTGGGGAATGATGACCACTATTTATAATGATGGGGTAGATAATGGCATCTACACACTTACCTACAATTTTGTAAACACAGATATAATGGATAACTCAAACTGGGTTATTTTAAATAATGGTGAATTAAATACAAAATATTACATATCTCCATCAGAATCAATAACTGTTCCAGCATTTACGGAGTATTTTATATATGGTGATTTGGAAGTTGCCGGACAATTAACTAACTATGGAAAAGTAATTGTGGCAAACGGTGGTTTCTCTGTAACTGGAGCCGGGACATTTTCAAATTATGGAGAAATTGATGTAGTAACCATTGGTGGATCAAGTGGTGGACTAGCCGTTCAATATTTAATTGATACCACTGAAAGTGTGGAAGTTCCAGTTAATTATGAATATTTAGTTTATGGAGATCTAGAAATAAAAGGAGAAATGAGTAATGCTGGTAAAGTAGTTATTATAAACGGATCATTATACTTAAACGGTGGAACATTTTCAAATACGGGAGGAGGAACTTTGGAACTTGTTTCTGTTGGAACACAATCAGGTGGATCTGGGGTGGCTACTAAATATCTAATAGAAACTACCGATGATATTACTGTCCCAGAATTTGAAGAGTATCTCGTATATGGTGATCTAGAAATACAAGGAACATTAACCAATAATGGAAAAGTCGTTATTATAGATGGAGATATGGTTATGAATGGTGGAACTTTTTCAAATATCTCTGGAAATTTGGAACTAATTTCAACTAATACAATGATTGTTGGTAGACCAGTAATAGCTTCTCCAGTAGATGTTATGCTAAAAACAGACAGCTCTGGAAAACTTGGATATGCAACATCATCTGTATTTATCTATTCACCAAATGGAACAAAGTGGAAAATTGAAATAGACGACTTTGGTTTATTAAGCACCACACTTGCTTAAATGATTATTAATTATTTCTATATTCTCTTCTGAATATCCATCTGGAAGTGGTTTTCCTCCACACTTTAAATAATCTTGATATATTTGATTATAATCATCAATAGTATAGATATCATCAGTTAAATCATTGTTGGTCTTTCTTCTACGACCATTAGAAAGTTTAGTATCTTTCTTAGAACCAGTGAAAGGAAAGTTTGGTCTTCCATATGCTGGTCCGAATGGTGAGATTACCTCAGTTCCAGAAATAGATTCAATAAATGTTTTTAAATACTTCATATTTCTTTAATAGATAATTTTTCATAATACTCATCTTGTGATTGCAGTGAATATTCTCCCTTAGAAACATTATATATTAAATTGTATAAAAAATTATCTCTTAAAATAACTTTTTCACCATGTTTTAAAATTAAATAACAAAAATCATCTCCAACAATATGATCTATTTCTATAATTGGCAGACCAATTTTACCATCTTTATCAGTTAAATCACAAATAACTGTTTTATTTTTGGAAATTAAGCCATCTAATTTCTCAATGACCAACTGTTTATCCAATAACATAAAGTCCTTAACATCCGAATCTTTTGTTTCCTCATAGTGGTCCATAAATTCCTTTTCTTTAGTAGTTAATTTTTCACCACTATTAATTTTATCCAAAAGAACATCCAAAATATCCTCTTTTGAAGAAAAAGGAGACGACACATAACCCAAAAATTTTTTAAAACTCATATGTATGTTTTTGATCATAAAGTATATATTAGATATCGATACAGATTTTATATATACTTTATAAATTTAAGTTTAATATACACAAAGTTAAGAAAAATAAATGGATCGCGAACTACTAAACTCACTTAATAATTTATCACTCTCATTGGAAAAAGTAGTGGAGGCTCTTGGAAAACAAAATGAGTCAAAATCAGCTGTTTCCAATGCACTAGTTGGTGGTAACTTTGGTGGACAATTAACACAAATATCTAAAGAGTTGAGTGAAATAAAGAAAGATAATAAGAAAATATTAAAAAATCAAGAAACTATTTTAGAAATATCTAAAGAAAATAAAAGTGCTTCTGGATTTTTTGGATCAATGGGGGGAGGCAAAACAACAAAAGAGTCCATAAAACAGGGTGTTGGAACAATATTATTAATAGCTGGTGGTGTTTTAGCTATCGGATTGGCTTTTAAAATAATCGGATCTGTTGATTTTGCGTCAGTAATAGCACTTTCTATATCACTACCAATTATTGCCATGGCATTTGAAAAAATTGCCTTAATAAAAGATTTAAATATCGGAAATATTTTAGGAGTTATGTTTGTAGTTACTGGAGTATCACTAGCAATTACAGCAGCATCCTATATTTTATCAAAGGTTAAACCAATAGGTCTATTACAAGGACTAACAGCAATTATGATTGCTGGGACATTTGCGGCAATAGGACCGAGTATAGGTGAGCTACTTGGAGCATTCAAAGGAGTTTCTATATTCACAGCAGCAAAAGCAATGATTGGACTTCCATTTATACTTATTGCAATTTCCGGAGCAATTGCTGGAGCATCTCATGTTTTAGCTTATATTAGACCAATAGGTCTTTTACAAGCAATTACCGGTATTTTAATTGCTGGTATGTTTTCTGTTATTGCATTTGGTATAAGTAAAATGATGCAAGGGTTTAAAGATTTAAAACCGGCTGATGTTGCGGTTATAAAAACAGAACTGCCGTGGATACTGGTAGGAATATCCACAGCTATTATGGCATCCTCTTGGATATTATCAGGAATTAGACCAATTGGATTTTTCCAATTTTTAACAGCGGTGGCTATTGCAATTGTTTTCATACCAATTAGTTATGCAATTGGTCCAATGTTAAAATCTCTAAAGGGGATAGAATATAAAGATATAGCTAAACTACCTTTAATGTTGGTGGCAATTTCTGGAGCTATTATGTTATCATCTTTAATACTTGTTAATACACAAATAATTCCAATAGGAACACTATTTAATATAGTATTACAATCCATTGCTCTCGCAGTTTCATCAGTTGTTTTGGGGTTATCAATGGGAGTTCTTGGTAAAATACCAACAGAAACTTTCTTAAAGGGTGGAATAGCGGTCGTAATTATTGCTGGAGCTATTATGTTATCGTCACAAATTTTATCACTTGGTAATTATGGATACTATCCACCAATTTTATGGTCACTTGGAACGGGAGCATCTCTACTAGCATTTGGACTAGCAACAATAGGAATAGGACTGGCAGTTTCATCTGGTATCGGTGCTGTAGCAATTTTAGCAGGTGCGGCAGCTATATTATTGGTATCAGGAACAATTGTCGCAGCTTCTTATATTTTAGGAGCTGGTAACTATGGAACATATCCAAGTCCATCATGGGCTGGGGGAGTTGGTATATCTCTACTAGCTTTCGGAACATCCATGATAGCTCTTGGAACATTAATTGTAGCAACACTTGGTGTAGGAGCTGGAATATTAGCAGCTGGTGCTGGTGGGGTATTAATGGTAGCACAATCTATTGTAAACACATCAAGAATAATATCCACTGGTAAATATTCTGGTGGTCCTGGAATTGAATGGGCAACCGGAACTGGAATCCTTATGGTGGCATTTGGAACAGCCATTGTTGCTTTAGGAGCATTAGGGTTATTTGGTAGTAGTATAATAGAAAAAGGAAAAACTGCCGTAAATGCGATAGCACAATCTATTGTAGATGTATCTGGAATACTTAAAAAAGGTGACTATACCAAAGGTCCAACAACAGAGTGGGCTCGTGGTATAGCACTTACTCTCGGAGCATTTTCTCCAATATATGTTATGTTAATGGCAAATAAAGTAGCCTCCTTATTTGGTAAAAGTGGAATAACACCAGAACAATTTAATACAGCTATACAGACAATATCTAAAGGTATAGTCGCTTCTGCGGAAACATTCGCATCACCAGAAGCACAAGTTGCATTTTCAAATGGACCTTCAGAAGCATGGGCAAAGGGTGTTGGATCGGCTATTTTAGCATTTGCGCCAGTCTATAAAGTATTGACTGATAAAGGAATCTTATCTTCAATGTTCGGATCAAGTGTCACACCGGAAGAAATGTCCAATGCTATTAGTAGCATCTCATTTGGCATAGCAAGTGCGTCATTGATGTTAAATCTTGGAAAATATGATAAAACAATACCAGCTAATTATGTAACTGGACTATCACAAAATGTAAAAGAGTATATAAAACTAATAAGATACATCGAGGATAATGATATAAGTAGCTCAGACGCATTTAAATCTTTGAACATCACAGCCAGTATGGGTCTAATGATAACATCTTATGATAGACTGGCAAAATCTATTAAAAACTTAAGCAGCTCTATATCCAGCATTGATACCGATAAAATACTAGCACTTAGAAGCTTAACTGGAAATGTTATCCTAATGAGTTTAATGGATCCGGATCAATTTTCTAAAATGATGGATGCAATGGATGCAAAAGCGTCCAAATTTGTATCAGTAATGGATGTTATTGATAAAGGAGAATCTAACAGAACAGCCGCAGTGGTTGTTGGTCAAAAAGCATCCAAAGAAGGAAATGAACTAAAAGATATATCAGACAAATTAAGTGTTTTGGTTAGACAAATGGGTGATATATCCAGTGTTGTTGGATCTAATGGGTCACTAAAAGAATATTTAGAAGGAATTCACAGCTCACCAAAATTAAGCGGACAAAATCAACACAGTCCAAATTAAACTATATATAGGTAATTAAATATAATTAACTAATATGAAAGATGTTTCTTTTTTAAAAAAACTAAAACTATTTAAAGAGTATAGAAAAATTCTATTAGAGAATAAAAGGGATTTGGAACTAAACTATGGTATAAAATTAGACTGGGTGAATAGAATGTACACCGTTTTAAATATTCCAGAAGAATTTTTCGAAGAGCCCTATAATATAAGAAAGGCTGATATAGATAAAATAGCTGAAAATTATATTAAGGACTATATAAATGCTCTTAATGCTTTTTTAAATTCAAAGGGACTTGGTGAACTTTTTGACTTTGCTCAACCAATCACAAAAGTGGATAAATATTCATATCTAATAGTTCTTGGATTTTCCCAGTTACCAAATCAAAAAATGTATATTAATACTATTTTATACACATTATTATCATCTGGTGTCATAGGATTAATAATTTATTTACTACATCTTAAAAACATTATATTCTAGTTTTAATATAATAAAAAAATATAATAAGTAAAATGGCTAAATATTATGAGGTATCTGATGATGCTAAAGATAAATTTTTTGAGGTTTTTAAGAAAAAATCTTTCCCAGCTAATGTTAAATTCCAATTTGTTGGATGTGAAAAACAAAAAGCATTAATTAAAATTTCAAAACTTCCAGATCAATACGCATTCCTCTTAGATCAAGAGTTGTTAGTCACCATCAACGAACAATTAATGGATGTGTTTGATAATGAATCAGTTATAATTCTTGTTGAACAAGAAATTGATAAGATATCAATTGATACTCAATCAGGAAAAATTAAATTGGTAAAAGCAGACTTAATTACTTTCTCATCACTTGTATCTAAATATGGAATTGATAAGGTAACTAGAGCAAATCAAATAGAAAGTCTTTACGAACAACAAGTAAAAGATGGTGAAGAAGAATTCATCGTTTAAAAAAAATAAAAATAAAAAATAATGGCACAAATAGAAAGTCAAAATCCGGCAGTTAGACCAAGTTTAACATTTTTCAAAAATGATATCGAATATAAGCTTCTTGATGATGATCAAGAAAATCAATTGGAAGTAGCAGTTTATGACGCAACCGAATATATCGAGAAGAATAATGGATTCGGAAAATCCGAAGCTGAAAAAGATGAACTGTACAAAAATGCTCAAAAATATTGGAAAATATTAGCAAATACTCTACAAGATACTAAATTCAATTTTTACTTAGATCAAGAACAACATAAATATCTTTTTGATTTATTAAGAAATAAATTGGAGTATGATTCTAATACAGTTTTCTTTGCTATGGAATTAGCTGAAATGTTAGCACAAAAAGCTACATGGAGCGGAGATAAGAACCAACAACAATCGTTTCAGTTAACCGCAACTGAAATTACTTATGTTTATCATTTAATTTCTAAACATAAAGTAAAAGGTCTTAATAAAGAAGCTTATATGTTTGTAGATATCTTGAGAAAGATAGGACAAATTTCAAAAGTGATTAATTTCTATGATGCTGGTGCAAAGGCACTCAATACTAGGATTCAACAATGGGTAGCAGGGTTTGAACCAACACCAGACTTAGAAAAAGATTCACAAGCTCTACAAGAAAATTTAGCAAGTGTTTTAGAAACAACTTAAAAAACAAAAACCGTTCTTTTGAACGGTTTTTTTTTATTTATGATTTACAATTTCTACAATTGCATTTATTTGTGTTGCAATTTTCACAACAGTTGCATCTCTTTTTTCTAAATTTAAATGACTCTTGAACAAATTCATCCTCACCACCAAATTCTTCTGATTCATCAGAATCAAATTTACCAGCTTGAAGATTTTTATATGCTTCTTGAACATTTGATCCTATAATTTGATCGCCAATTCTAAATTTATTATCCTCTGAATAACAAGTAATAGTAGATCCATTATAATTAATTTCATTATTAACAACCTTAGCATTTAATTTTTTAGCAAGTTCTAATAACATTCTACCACCTTCATAACCTGGATCTTCTTCCTCTTGCTCTTCTTCATCTGAAGATTCAAAATCTTCTTCAAAATTTTGCTGCTTTGGTGTATATTTTGGACGAGTAAGCTCTTCTTCACTTTCCTCACCTTGAGCATCAGACCCACTTGTATCTACAATATCATCATCATAATCCAAATCTACATCTGGAGAAGTTTGACCTCTTTGTGGAAGCAAATCTTCCTTTACATATTGTTCGAATTTTTTAACTAATTTTCCCATATTACTTTTAAATTGTTTTTTAATTATAAACTATATATAAAATTTTATAAGTCTATTTTTACTATTTTAGAAGATCCCCAATCGTTTTATCTCTGATCCAAGACTTATATATCTCTTCTTGTTTATTTCTAAATTCAATATTTTCATCAAATTGGTAAAAGTAATCATCAAATGCTGATTCGGATATTTTTAATAAAGAATAAGACCCATTAGAAATTATCTTTTGATCTAATTTTTCTTGTAAATAAGCAAGGTAATAATTTCTAACATCTTCCTTTATCATTTAATATTCAACAATTGATGAAGTTGGAACATCTACCACAGTTCCATTAATAGACATCAATTTTTTATTTTTTTCATCATTTCTAACAATGATTGATTCTTGTTCAGCCATATCCACAAATATTAAGTAATTGGTATTATAAGGCTTAATTCTACCACTACTAGTGATAGATGTAATTTGCCCATCATTTTTTAAGATAGATTTAATAAGTGGCTTAACTTGACAAGTATATTGCTTATCATTTAAAGTAAATGTTATATCCACACCATTAATCATATCCTCTCGACTCATGGGTGTGGTAACCTTCGGATCAACATCAACATTTAATATTTTTTTAATTGCGAACTTCAATCTCCTTGCAGCAAACTCCTCATTTAAAATACCTTGTCTCTCTGTATTTACTAGGATATTTCTAACTTGTGAATAAAATCTTCCATCTGGAGTAAATAAGGCAAATTTATTTTCTCTTATTTTTGCTTTTAATTCATAAAAAGCATTTACTTTAAAGAGTTTAGTAACTAACCAACGAAGTAATGTAATATTTGTGTTTACTTTATTTAAAATAGAAAAATCCCTACCCTCTTTTTCATCATCTGAAAGTGCTTTTATAAATAGGCCAAGTCCAACAATGGCTTCTACCTTATGTACATATAATCCTTTTTGTAAAACCTCATAAATAAGATCTTGATATTCACGAAACTGGGTTTCTGTTAGTTCAAATCTTTCTAGGTTAATCACCTCTTCGTTTAGTTTGGAAAAGCTTTTCATTGGAGTATATATAAAAAAGCGAAACCCAATGAGTAGCGAATTCACTGGGTTTCTGAGGCGATGACTCCTACTGAGGCATAAACACCAAGCGGTCCTAAGGGGACGCTTTATTTTTAATAATCTATATATTAAGAAAATAGTTCCTTAAATTCTCCGATAACAGACATCCCTAAAATAAGTGGATCTGTTTCAGAATCAAGAATAGGTAAATTAGAAGTAACTATCTTGTTTGCTTTAAACAATCTTTCTGGTTTTTCAATTCCTTCTTTAAAATACCACTCTATAAATGGTCTCTCAAGCAATTTCATCATGACATCTATTTTCTCAGGACCAAAATTATTCATTAAAAAATGATAAGTATCGTTATAGGTGGATTTTTTATCGAATATTAATTTGTATAAATCTGTTTTTAGTTTTTGAGAAATATTAGAAGTCTCAGATATAGTTCCAGTCTCAATAAAATTTTGAATTTCTAAAATAATATTCCTAAAATCTGGGAACTTTTTAGTTATTAAAGAAGCTAATTGTTCTTTTGAAATAGAAGATCCTTCTCCAGGAACAATCACATTCATAATTCTTTTATACATTTCTGTTTTTAGGAATTTTTCCTCTTCTAAAGATTCACAATCAAAGTTTATAGGTGTAAACCTGGATTTAATTCCCTCAGAAATTTTACCAAGATGATTAGTAGTTAAAATAAATCGAACATTTTCGTGATATTTTTCGATAAATGCTTTTAGAGAATCTTGAGCTTGAGCACTCATTCTTTCAAATTCGTCTAAAAATACAAATTTTATATCTGTTGCAAGATCACCATCTAACATAGGAACCTTTCTACAAAAATCCTCAATTTTTGATCGAACCACATCAATAGATGTGAATAAAGAAGCATTTAGTTCTAAATAGGCTTTATCCTTTGAATATTTACCAATTAAAATTCTAGCTAGAGTGGTTTTACCAGTTCCAAAGTGTCCATAAAAAATATAATTTCTTGAGACACCATTTTCAAATTGTTTACGAATTCTTGGTAAAAGAATTGTTTCTTCTAAAGTTCTTGGGCGCCATTTTTCCCACAAAAGTAATTTACTCATATCTAATAATATATGAGATTTATGTAGTTTGTTTTAAAAAAGATAAGGGCTTGTTAGGATCAAGCCAAGTTCGCATTTGCATATTAAAGTATGACAGGATATGTTATTTTTCAAACTACGGATTTGCCAACTTTCATCCCTGAACCCACTCCTTTTTTATTTCTTATCTTAGTATAAATCTTCTGAATACAAAGTTCCCTTACCACCAGATTGACGAACTATTTGATTGGACTTTTCAGCAATTATCCAAGCTTCTTTTCTGTCCACAAATCTACCCTCTGATGTAACAAAACCTTGAATTTTTTCAACTTTTGATATCTCTTGACGATTCATTGTCCATGACAACTCACTGTTTAAAGAATTTAAACACTGGTCATGTCTATGACCATAGAAAACTTTACCAGTATCAACTATTTGAATGGCCGCACAAATTATTTTTTCCATTTATAGAGATTTTAAGTAATTCAATTCTTTCTCTGAAAGAGATTCCATACCTTTCATAGAAATTTTGTCCAAAATATAGTCTGTTGATAATTCTTTTTTTGTCGTTGGTAATGTCAATGATGGTATCTCTGATAGTAAATTTTTTACATCATCAGATACATGACCATTTAATGATACAAAAAACTTATTAACTCTATCAAAGAAAACTTTCTTAACCTTTTGGTTTTTATAATGAATAAATTCATCTACATCATCTAATAGATCTATGTTAGTATTACATATTTTTGTAATAGCATCGTGATTAAATTGAGCAAGGTCAACACACACAATATCCATAGTACTATCCGTTGTGAACGGCACAACATCATCTGTTAGTGATAATTTCTCATTTTCAGTCAAAGATCCCTCACCACTTTTAGAAACCTTTTCTAAAGTTTTATCAATTTTATTTTGAGACTTTGGTAGGTGTAGAGAATTTAGATTATTCAACATATCAACAAATAATTCAGATATAATGATATTAGTTTCACTAATTCTATTCATCTTACTTCTATCTTTACTAGGACCATATAACAAAAATTCTAAACTTTTGTTGGATTTGTGTAATTCAAATGCAATTAGCTTATTTGAATTAGTTTCGATAAAAATTTTAGATATTTTATCCTTCTTTAGATCCAAAAGATTAATGGTATCAAAATCCTTTCCATCTTGAATGTCGTGTATAACACAATTGACTATTTTGGCTTTCTTACCACAGATCATACTTCTATCGTAAGTGGACATTTTAAGAAATGGATATTCCACCAAAAGTCTTTCAATACCAACATGATTGAATTTAGTTAGATCAACACAAACTATATTTAATGGAAGTGATTTCATCCTACAAATATACGGATTTTTATCAACAATTTGGATATATTCTATCAAAAAGTTCTTTTATATTACTGGATTTTTCCATATCTATAAATATTTTAAAATATCTATCCGGCATTTTTTTATTTCTCCAATTTGAAACAGTTGATCTTTTAACATGGAAATATTCCTCCACACTTTTATTATACATAGAGCTTATGTAAAATTGGATGAATTTGAAATCTATCATAGTAGTTATAATACGAAAAGAAAATTTGTTTAAAGGAACAATAATGAATTTAATATATAAATTAAACAAAGTTCATTTTATGGAAAAAGAAAGTAAAAGCGAAAAAAGTAGAAAATGGTATTTAAAGAAAAAAGAAAGATTTGGAATTAGAGATAGATCATCACTCAAATTAAGTGACGAGGAAAGATCCAGGAGAAGAAAGGAGTCTAAAAAAAGATATAGAGAAAAAAATAGAGAAAAAATACTAAGATATAAAAAAGAATATTACAAAAATAATAAAGGAAAATATCAAGAGTATGCTATTGAAAATAAATTAAAGATATCAAACAGAAACAAAGAAAGATATAATAAAAATATAAACCATAATAGAGAAATTAGAAAAGTATATTCAAGGTTAAATCGAAAACGAATATATAAAAGAGATAAGAGTAGAAAAGAGCACGATATTGTATTTAGGATATCCTCAAGGATAAGACAATCTATAAGTACAATTATTAAAAGAAATAGATATTCCAAAGATTCAAAAACAATTAAAATTTTAGGATGTTCATTTCAAGAATTTAAAATACACATAGAATCCAAATTTGAACCTTGGATGAATTGGGATAATTATGGTAAATACAACGGAGAATTTAGCTATGGATGGGACATTGATCATATAATTCCTGTATCAAGTGCTAACAATGAGGAAGAGATAATAAATCTAAACAATTATAGAAATCTACAACCTCTTTGTAGTAAGATAAACAGATACATTAAAAAGGATAGAATTGATAATACAAATTTTATATATAAATAAAAATAGATAAGGAGAATGAAGTATCTACTACACAAAAAAGAATTTAGATCAAAAAATAATAAATTGATCAAAGAAGCATTGGAGAATTCGATCAGTTGGGGAGATTCATTGGTAGGCAGATTACTATTCTCCATATTTAGACTTGCGCATCTTGGAGTGGATAAAGGCAGAATTGCTTATCAACTTTCACAACTTCGAAAAGTGATTGAAAATCCAATTTTCGTTGAACTTAGAAAAAATGATGAGTGGAGTAATATCGAAAGTGTAGTAAAGGAATCAGCTGCTGAAGATGCAATTCAAAATGCCATTGAGGAAAATCCGGAAGACCTAAAAGATATAATTGAGGGGCTAAAGGAAGAATATGGTGAAGATTGGTTAAAGAAGTTTTTAGAGGATTTAGATCCAGAACTACTTGCCATCATTAATGCAATAATTGAACAAATGGGTGATAAAAAGGATGGTGATAGATCTGAAGAATCTGATCCAAAAACCTATTCTATCATGATTAGTAACTTACAACATCTAAAAGCAGCTATTGATAATATGAATAATGTTAAATTGGAGGGAGAGTTTAATAAAGGAGTAAACCATAAAGGAAAGTATTATAATTATACCGATAGTGGTAAAAATGGAATTTGTTTTGTTAAATCACAAACAGATATTTCTGTTGAAAATGGTAAAGAAGAAGGAGGTATCTACATATTTAAATGGAATCCAGCAATTGGATCACAAAAAGGACACTGGAGTGGTGGAACACAAGGAATATACATAGACGCTTCTAAACTAGGGAAAGAAATTCCAGTTGATAAGCTGTCTGTTAATAAGGTCGTACCAATAAATGCAAAAAACGAATCTCTATTGTTCGAAGCAACATTTGGTGAAAAACAAAACCCGGCTGAGGTGAAAGGAAATGAATCTCATTTAACAGAAGCTCTCACAAAAATTAGAAAATCATTAGGCATACTTATTTCACCAAAAGAAAAGGGAATAGGTGTAGATTCAAAGTTTATTGCAGATATTTTAACAAAATCAAAAGATCCGGCAGGAAAAGAAGCTGTTAAAAATTTATATAAGGAAATTTCTAGATTCATGACTGGGGATAAATCACATGAATTGACAGTCGATGCTCTATACAAAGAGGGAATTGAGACCATTTCTGATAAAAATAAAGTAGTTATTGTTGCTGAAAAAATTGCAAGATTTGCTAAACGATCTCTTCAATTTGAAGGACAAAATCTTTATGGTGGAATGGGAGCTTTTGGAAAAGAATTAGAACAATTCAATACTTCATTTAATCAAATTATGGGAACCTTTAAGAAAAAAGAAGCTGTATCTGAATCACTTATAAATGAGGGAAATATGGAAAGTTCTGGAAGTGGAGTTGGATATTTAAGTAAATGGGTTGGTCTTAAATTTGGTGGGGATAAAATTAAAATAGAAAATAATCACTATTACCTAGACGGAAAAGAAATTAATCTAGATGATAAATTTAAAGATAATAAAGAAAAAGTCGAAGGAGCTATAAAAGAAGGTGAAAAATTTGAAGATTCACTAGAAGGAAAAACATGGACACTAGATGCTATTGAAATTGTTAGAATATTTAATAAAGCAAATAGAATCATGGTTCGTGGTCGTGTACCATCGGTCAGAGGAGAAGGTAAAATATCTTCTATGAAAGCAAATGAATGGGAAAAAATAACAGGAGATTCTGCTGGAGATTCACCTAGTGAAGATGGTGTTGGTCCTGTAAGAAATAGAAGACTATTTCAACAATGGAATGACGGGGTTCTTAAAATAATAAAAGATAATGATCATATTTTAAAGAATGTTAAATTATTAGACAAAGATAAAAACCCAATTACCCCAAAGTATCCAATTACTAAATTCATGACCGATGCTCTAAATGATATGAAATTATTTGCTGCTATGTCCGGGAGAGGAGAAACCGGATACCAATCCAAATATTTAGAATCACATTTAGGACTAACAGAAGATGATTTAAAATCAGCCGGACTAGTTAGTGGAGGGAAAACAAAAGATAATGAAGTTGAGAAGGAGGATAGTGATAAAGGAAGAAAGCACAATACCGAGATTCCAGAATCAACTCTAAAAGAGGAAACAGAATGGACCACAGAAGAAAAATCAATGATATCAGATGGTCATATCTATCGATTAACAATTAAAAATACCATGAATAAATTCGGAACAGCACATGTTAAAGAACTATATTTAGTTTGTATGAAGATTAAAGGAGGAAAAGCTCTATTTAAAGTAAGCCTTGGAGACAATTTCCTATCTGCATATGCTCATACCTACAAAAAATCAAGTAGTAATAAATTACAAGATGTATATACAACTGTTTTACCAACAAATCATGATTTTGAAAGTGGAAAGAAAATATCAGGAAAAGCTACAAGAATAAAAGATAAAAATGATGGATTTGAATATTCATTAATTATTGAAAAATCTGATGTTCTTACTAATAAAAATGGTGAAGTTGTTTTAAGGAAAAAAGTAAATAATATGAAACTAAATCAAGGAGATGGTTATTTAACAGATTTAGAAAAAGTTATACAAGATACTAAATCCGGAAGACTAGAATCATTATCTTACACACAACCAACATACTTTAAAAAATATTCTGATCTTTCAAAAGATGGGAAAACTAATTAAATTATTTGAAGACTTTAATAATATAGAAGATTTTAAAAAAGTTCGAAAGTTTTTAATAAACGGTGATTACAAATCCGTAAAAGACTTAGTAAAAAGATCTAGTGAATATATTGATAGACATTCTCCACCAGAAGTAGTTGAGAGTGAATATAATATAAAAGGAATTTCACATAAATATAAAATACCATTTGGATTTACTGAACAAGAAATGGAAACACTCTGTTATGAATATATGGATGATGAGGAAATAATGAAATTAATTTTAAACAAATTGATAGAATTAAATCCTATTTTAAAAATATTTCAAAACTATCCTTATAAAAAAGAAAATGCTGGTCATTTAATAGCTTCTGTTATTGGAGGAGTTTGTTCTAGAATGAGTATTGATGATATAGAAGACTACATAACAAAAAACACTGAAATTATTAAGCTAGAAGGAGAATACCCAAATAATGTGTATCATTTTAATAGGGAACCAGAATACAATAAATTGTGGAATGATTTATATAAAAGTGGAATTATGATTGGATATTTTCCATCTTTAAAAACTCTGAATAAAATTAAAAATCAAGTTAGACTTTAATATATAGGATATGAAACATCTTATGTATTATAAAATATTTGAAGCGGAAGAACCAGAAATAGATATTACTAAAACTGAAGAGGATCCAAAATTAGACGCGGAAAATGTCGAAGTACAGGAAGCATCTCTTAAAAATGTTCAAGCACAAGTAAAAGAGTATAATGCTAAAAAAGGTCAAATTGATAATGTTTATAAAACAATTAAAGACGATTATCAATTAAAATTGGCTGTTGAGAGAATTTTAGGGAGAGATGTGAAGAAAAGAAATCCATTTTTAGTCCAATACGATCAATTTGCACTAATTGATAGAAATATAAAAAAGTTACAACAACAAGTAATTGATGATACATCGTCTATCACAAAATATAATAAAGACATACAAGCTCTTAATGATCTGCTTAGGTTAGAACAAAATCCAAAAAATCAAACCAATTTAAAATTATCTATTCAGAAAAATCAAGAGATGGTTAAAAATTTGAAATTAAACATAAATAATAACAATAAAAACATACCGAAACTAAAACAATCTCTTTTGGGTAAAAAAACATTTATAGATTCTATGAAAAGTAAAATACTCCAAATAAATAACATGAGTAATAAGAAATAGGAAAAATATGGTTTTTAGGAATTTATATATAAATGTAAATAAAAAATTAATTAAAACGATATGGCAATTCAAATAGCAAACTATACAAGACCAGGAATCTATATCAATGAGTTTGACAACTCTGTGGTTGTAACACCAACAGTGACCGGACTAAGTGTATTTGTTCCAGGTGTCTCTAAGAAAGGCCCAGTAAACACACCTATATTGGTATCAAACATTCAAGATTTTCAGAATATCTTCGGTAATATTGATAGAAGCTTAGAAAGAAATGGATCTTTCTTCCACAGAACAGTGCAGAAAATTCTTGAAACAAATGCAGTATATGCAATGAATCTATTAAAAACTGACGACACACTTGATCAAATCGAGTATGTTAATATGTCAGCATCAACTCAATATACTAACGCGGTTGTTAAAGAAGCTCCTTATAGAAGATTCTTTGATACTACTGGATTTTGGAAAAGAGATACTGATTCTTTTATCAGTATAACAAAGGATTCTACTTATGGTAATGTGGATTGGGCAAATAATGTTTTATCGTTTACAAATATGAGCTCACAATACGCTACTGTATTCATATTCAAAACAAGAGTTACAGGATTTGATGTAACTATGTTACAATGGTATGGTAATGTCAATAATATGCCAGCATATGTCTATCCAACTGATTACGCATCAGACTATATGGTAGATGTTGTTATCGTTGGTGGAGATTGGTCAGATTACTCAACCCTTTCAAATGATCCAAGATGGTCACAATATTTTGATTCATCTGGTCTAATAAAGAGTAAAGTAACAGCATTCACTAATGATAGAAATGTTAGTGTTTTAGGAAACTATGCTGGACTATCTTTAATCCCATACTTTAGAAACCAAAGCGGAACTAATATATTTATCGAAACTGTTATAAACAGAGATACTGATAAAACAGGAATATTTTGCTCATTTAACGCAGATATTTTCGAAAAATCATATCCAACAGGGTTGGTTGATTTAATAGGAAGTTCTATTGTAGGAAATGAAGATGTAACTGATATCGAATTTTTATCATATAAAGAAACAATTACTGAAGCAGTATCATTTACTAATACAGTTCTTGATAGACCTGGTAATGTGTTTGGAGTTCTAAACCCAACAACAGGTCCTCTAAACGCTGATCACTCATTTGATGTTAATGCGTCTGGTGATGGTGGATTTTTAAGTGGTATTTTAGTTAATTCAAATAGAACTGGTTGGTTTGTAGAAGGATATGTTCATGATGTTGGTGTTACCTATTCACTGAATGGAACAGCATCTATTACACTTACTTTCTCAGCACTTAATGATAACACATATGCTGTTATTAATGAAACTTATATTACAGTTAATCCAACAGCATCTTTCACAGTACTTCCATCCGATGTTCCATATAGCTCAACAACAGCATCTTATGTTGTTCCATTCTATCTATCAACTGATGGTGAGATATACAAAAAGACACCAGCAACATCTAATCCAGATGTTTTGGCAAATGATCTTGTCTTGGGCTACTACACATTCGCAACAAAAAATGGTGGTATAATAGCAACATGGTCTATGGGACCAACTTATACACCAGTAGCTGTTAAAACAACAGGATTTAATCCTCTTACATTTAACACAGATTATACTATCACATCATCTTCTGGAGATGTAACTGTAACTTTCTTAAATACAGCAAATGCTCCTGTTAGATCACAATATTCTCAATATAGAAGATTTAAGGCTTTTAATAGCTTAGTTTCTGTATTGGATAATGTAAATGTTGATAAAGCATCATTAGGATATTCAGCAAGTGTTAAATTACCGTTCAGTGAAATCACTGTATCAGATATAGTTACTTCACAGACATCAAATAAATCGTTTGTTTTACAAACTGGATTATTAGATTCTGAATTATCTACTCTTACATCAGCTGGACAACTAGTTGTTTACAAAACAGATAATGAGCAAATTATTGGAAACTACGGTCTTATTACAAAAGATACAAAAGCTAGCTTAAGCTACTTAGGTGTTGCTTCTGTTAATTCAAACCTATATTCAAAATTTGAAACAGGTATGGTAAATAGTGGTGATTATTTCTACGAAAATCTATGTTATGATGGATTAGAAGTAATCTTCGTAAATGGAACAACCGGATCATTTGATGGAAATAGCTATGTTGTTTTCTTTGCTTCTGATACAGATAATATAAATGATTTTATTAATGGATCAACGCTAAACAACACTGGAGATACTTTAATATTCCCAGATTCATTACTTAATAAAGGAACATTCACAACTGTTGACACAGATTTAATAGCAAATGGTCCAGCTAAGGCATATCAAATGGGATATGTTGGAAGTATTGCAGGATCTTACTCAGCATATCAAGTTTCATCAAATGTGGTGGATGAGGTTCTATATTCAACCAATAGAGTTTGGAATTACAACACAAAAATTCACCTACAAATGTATATTGACTCTAATAACATACTAACAGCAAATTTTGTTGATTTCTATAATGAGTCTTTAAGTACTACATGGAGCGTTCCAACATTTGGAGCTTCTATGTCACTCACATATCCAGAAAGAAATCAAATTATCTATGTTCAATCAGAAGACTCGAACTATAAAGAATCGGTAGATGTGGTTATTCCAAGTGGATATTCAAGAGTTCCTAATAAAATTTTGTGTAATGGTGAAAGATATACAGAAGTAAAAGTTGGAGATTTCTTAGAAGCATCAATTGATCCAGATACAATAGTTACTGGACAAATGCCTAAGAGATTAGCAAGAATATTGTCTAAAAAACTATATGCTTTTGATACTACACTTGTAGAAATTACTTGTGATGGTCCTATCAATGTGTATAATTTCGGTGGAAATTTACAAACTGTTAGATATTCAAGTATTGATAACTACGCTTCAACCTATAAAGGATCTGTATTGAAAGGATTTAGAATTCGTCAAGCACAACTTCCTGATGGAACTGAAGATAGACAAACAACTATACTAAACTTGGTGGCTAAAGGAACACCATTGTTCAAAGCAGTAGCTAATAAAGAAGCATTTGACTTCAGATACTTAGTTGATTCCTTTGGACTAGGTTTAACAGATCGTTCAAAACAACAATTAGTAGATATTTGTGGTGATAGATTAGATGCACTTGGATTCATTTCAATGCCTTCTATAAAATCATTCAAATCATCGACTTCACCAACATTCGTTGATGAGGAAGGAGTTCTACAAACTGAATATATTGCAGAAGGTGGAGATCCACAAAGCTCACCATCGTTCCTATACTCTTTTGGAGACGGAGCAGGTGTGTCAGCAGTTGGATACTTCTTACCATATGTAACAGTAAATGATAATGGAAGACCATTGAGTGTTCCACCAGCACCTTATGTAGCAAATACCTACTTGAGAAAACAAAATAGTAATATCACAACTATTACTCCTTGGACTATCGCAGCTGGTGTTACAAATGGTAGAGTTACAAACATATCAGGAGTTGAAATTGACTTTACACCAGAAGATATTTCTAACTTGAACTTGGCTCAAATGAACCCAATTGTATTCAAAAGAAATAGAGGATATGTTATTGAAACTGAAAACACAGGACAAACTCTTGTTAAGTCAGCTCTATCTTATCTACATGTTAGAGAAGTGTTGATTGAACTTGAAAGAGAAATGGGAGCAATGTTACTTGATTTCCAATGGAAATTTAACACACCAGAAATCAGAGCAGAAATTAAACTTAGAGCAGATGTTATTTGTGAAAAATATGTATCTAAAAACGGATTATATAATTACTTTAACAAATGTGATGAAGAGAATAACACTCCAGATGTTATTGATAGTCAAATTGGTGTCCTAGACACTTATGTTGAACCAATCAAGGGAATGGGAATTATTGTTAACAATATCACTATCCTTAGAACAGGAGCTATTCAATCAGGAGGATTTATTACTCCATAATCTTAAAAATAAGAAAAAGAGAAATCCAAACAGAAATGTTTGGATTTTTTTTATTTATATATAAGACATGATCAAATATTCACAATTTATAAAAGAACATAAATTTTGGGGAAAGTCAATTCCAGAAATTTTAGATTGGATAAATATAAAGTCAAAAAAATATTGGATTCTACTAGATACTGAAACAACCGGATTACCGAGTGATCCATATGAAATACAACTAACTCAAATATCTTGCTTAGTTGTCAAATATGATTTCAATTCAAACACATTTAAAGAAATAGAACACTTTAACAAAAAGTTAAAATTAACTAACAAAACAAAGGAAATAATAAAGGGTGAATCTAGAATAGAGGATGTTTTGAAATTTAATCATTATCAGGAAGATAATGTTGAATATCATGATGAGCAAAATACAATTGTTGAATTCTTTGAATTTTTAAAAAAATATGAAAATCCAGTACTAGTTATACAAAATGCTGAATTTGATATGAGATATTTAAATATTAGAAATCCAATTGTAAAATTTGATAACGAGGTTATAGATACCAAACAATTAGTTCAACTATTTTATCTTCCTTGTATTCAAAAACTTGCTGAAACTAAAGAAGAATATAAAGAGATGATTACAAAAATAGGCACTTCTTCAAGAGATAATGGATTAATTAGCTCATCTATGTCAAAAATTGGACCAGCTCTTGGTATTAATATGAGTGGGTATCACGATGCCTTAACGGACTGTCGAATCATGTGTCAAATGTTCCAAGGAATAGTTGATTTTCTAAAGAAAAACAAAAATACAGATATTAAAAAATATCAAGCCGATAGAATAAAAACAAAATGAAATATCTAAAACTATTTGAAGAAGCTATTTATGAGGAGGATATCAAGGAATATTTTCATAGTGTTACAGATGCTCAAGGTGTTATGTTTAAATGTAATTGTTATGAAAACACAAGAATAGAAAATCAAAAAGTAGATGCTACTGTTTATTTAAATTATGAAAATCTATCAAATTTTAATCCAGATAATTTAGAAGAATCAATAGATCGATTGAAAGGAGACGGGTATAAAATACTCAATGATTCTCTATATTTTGAATTCTTTGAGATACACCCTGGACTAGATGATGGAGGCGATGATGAAATTCCAAATAATATAATTAAATTTAAATCTGTTCCAGATAAACACACAGTAGAAAAGACATACAATAACTTGGTTAGTAAATATTCTACATGGAAAAATTGCGCCATATTTGGAAACTGGGAAGATTCCATTGATGAATATGGAAAGCTAAAAATAGAAATAACTATATTCAAATGAAGTATTTAAAATTATTTGAAGAATTGTCACCAAAATCTGTTTTATTAAACCTAAAGGATAATATAGATAGTGGGCTTACAGGATTTATTTATTCACACTATCCAAAGGGAAGTAAAATAATTGAAATATCTTGTGGAAATGCTGCTGATTCACTTTTTCTAAAAGAAAAGGGATATGATGTTACCTGTACCGAATTTAACGATGAATATGTTGATAATGCTAAATCAAATGGATTAAAATGTATTAAGCAAAATACTTTAGAAAATTTTCCCTTTCAAAAAAATGAATTTGATTTGATTTATTCAAGACTAGGATTGCATTATTTTACAGAAGACCAATTATATTCTGTTTTTAAAGAATTAAAAAGAATAGGAAAATCAATTTTATTCACTGTAAAATTGGAAGAAGATAGGGGAAATGAATGGACTGGAAAAGTAATACTAACCTCAAACACATGGAAAAGAATTGTAGAAAGTCAATTTAATATTGAGTATTTTAATATAAAAACCGGACTTTTATATGGAAATAAAAGTAGATGGATAGAAATTTACGCAACAGGTAAAGTAAATGAAGGTAGACTTCTAAAAGATGATGAAAAAGAGGAAATTAGAAATCTATTTCAAACTTTTTTTGATCAAGAAGGTTGGAGAGAAACTAATGATTATTGTGAGCCAGATAGTGGCATCACCTATCACATACAAAATAGTCATAGATATATGTTTGATTCTGAATTAGATAAAGGAAAACCAATACATTTATCTAGTAAATGGGATGGAAAAGAGTT